TCATTTGGTTGCTCCCGAATTGCCCCCGTCTTCTTCTTTTTTATTATTTTTTATCACATTGTTTTCAATTATAGACATTCCTGGTAAAGAGAACTTATTTATATGTTCTTTTAATTTGGTAGTAGATATTTTCCTATAATGCCGGGCAGCTGTTTCAATGCTATGGCCCATAAGCTCAGCTGCAGAAGCTTCTGGAATATCATTATCATAAGCATGAGTTTCAAAAGTTTTCCTGAATGTACGTAAGTCATAGCCTTTTTTATCAAGCTCCAATTGTTCGAGATAACGTCGGAAAGCACGCCCCATTGCATCAAGGCTTGAATATTCAAGGATAGGCCCAGTTTGGATTTCCTGCAATCGTTCTTTAATAATTGGAATAATAACAGGATGAAAGGGCCTGAATCTGAATTCATTTGCTTTTGCGCTCCAGTATCTAAATACTTCGCGGTCTAGAAAGATATCCTCTGCTTTTATATCTTTTATATCAGTTGGCCGCAACCCTGAATATGAGAGCATATAAAACATTAGCTTAAAACAAGATGATTTATTGCTAAGGTTTTTAAATAGTTCAGGGATATCCTTATCTTCAAAAATTATAATATTAGGTTCCTGCATTTTTGTAGTTACGTCCCTATTAATCTTAAATGAATAGGGGATATAGTTGTATTCAAAGAGGAATCCCAGGAATTTTTTAAGATTTTTATTAAAATTAAATAAAGTATTCTGTGAATAGGGCACCTTTGTTTCAATATATACTCTACTTTTCCTATTCTTAATACTCTTATCCCGGACTTTCTTTATGTATGTCAGATCATGAAGGGATGTTAACCATGCCTCAACATTTAATTTATTTAGTGTTGTACAAGCGCTATCTGCCGGAAAAGTTTTCTTAAACAAATTGAAAAAATTATTATACTCATTTATAGTTGATTTATCTTTCTTGGAATTATTTCTCAAGTAATGAGCGAAAGCATCCGCTAATGTTTTTGTAGTAAAGGGGCTTTTGGACATACTCTTTTTTTTCTTTAAGAGTTCCGCATCAAAAATAATTTTAAATTCCTCAGCAGCTTTACGATTTTCTTTCATAATTTCAAGAGGTTCTTCCCGGCGTTTGCCGAATTCATCATAGTAGCGGATATATACAAAAGGAGTACCCTTTTTATTGAATCTTAATTCGGACATTATCTTTCAATCTCCTCAAGTATATAGTTTTTACGTACAGTATTATTTCCTTCATTATCAATACTAAAATTGTATGTAATATCTAAATAATCATTATGGATGATTATTTCTTTAATCAAGAGGGGAAGTATTTCACGCTGCTTTTCAATTTCCATTCTTGATATATTTTTAAGATTGGTGAAATCAAATTCAAAATAAATGTTTGCGGCAATACCTTTCCTTTCCTCCAAAAGAGATAGAATTTTTTCTTCCAGAATTTGAAAATCTTTAAAACTTGCTGAAAGTTGCTTTGTTAGTGATTGGGTAATTTTATCATTAATAAGATTTAATTTCTCTTTTAATAATGCTCTATTCCTTTTCACATAATCTTCAGTATATTTTATAATGTTTTTCTTATTTAGGTATTGATCAAGAAGGTCAGTAATAATAGCTTGATTTACTTTTTCCATGCGGAATAATTTAGAATCCGGGCAGTATCCTATCCCATACATTTCCTTCTTAACACACTTATAGTAAAGATTAATATGATCTTTAGCTTTCGAGTAAGATACTTTTAGCCCACCTTTACAATATGCACATTTTGCAATATCTAAACCTGTAAGAAGAGATTTTGGTTTAGTGCTTCTGCCTTTCCCAGTTCCCAATTTGCCAAATTTCTCCAATATTTTATTAGCGGTGTTCGATTCTATCAGGACCGGCCAGTTCCCGGGATGACCTTCACTATCAATACCCTGGTAAAATTTGATTCTTTCTGGATTTAATATGTAGGATACACTACGAACTGCCCACATGCCTCCGCGTCTTGTTAGAATATTCATATTCCTTAATTTATCTACAATTTCAATAATGGTATGAGTTTCTGCCAACTTTAATATTATTTTTAAAGTTTTTTCTTCAGATTTGTTGATAACAAGACCGTTGATTGAACGATCGAACTTGAGGCCATATGGTATGCCCCCCGACCACTTTGCTTTCATTTTTGCTCCTGTATGTATATAATTATTGAATGAACCTTATATATGTTAATTATTTAGTGAAATATCACAAAAAATATTCCAGGTTATCTTCATACCATCTTTGCCACTCTTTTTCATTCTCATATTTCAAATGTTGGGTGCCATTTTCCAAAAAGTTATAGTTCGGATTAAAATCCAAATATAGGCATCTACAAATTTCATTAGTGCAATCCTTATGCGGTAGAGTCGGAACATTTGATTTGTTAAATATTTCATTGGAGTATGATTTGCAATTATCACAACTCCCAGGTAAACTATATATGTGAATAAAATCGCCAGATTGTTTTTGCGCTAAAAAAGCCTTATTGCTAATAAATGATAATTCATTACGAATTACAGAATCCCAATCAATATTTAATAGATATTGATCATCCGGAAACTTCAATAAAATAATATCCCTTAATTTATATACTGCTGATTTATTTACTATCAACTCGGATATGATAACTTCTCTTATAAAACGTAATTCTTCTTCATCTAGAAACTTCATCGTTGTTTCTGTATAGTCTTTCGCAAGACTAATCATCAATTCATCTAAATTAAGTGTATTTTTTTTCTGTATTTGTGACTTTACAAACGTCTCATTACTTTTAATCGGAGGTTTCAATATAAACCTGCCAATTATATAACCCTTAATAAGCCAAAAGAATGATTCATCTAAAAAAATGTTTTTGTTGATATTTAAAAAATAATCGATTTTTTTGAGTCCGGATATTGTTGTTTCATACTTATCAGTGAACACAATAGACTCTTTTTTCATAAACTTTTTAAGTCTTTTATAGAATTCTTTTGAAGATAAAGTTGTATTTCTTTCAAAAATAGGTTCAATAAAACCTAGTTCTTTTAACTTTTCCAGGCATCCAATATAATCAGGTCTACAGAATATTTGTGTTGCTTCAAAAGAAATCAGTTCCTCCTGAAGTTTCTTCCGCTTACAATCTCTAATCATTTCATATCTAATAAATTCTTGTTTTATTTCGTCATCAATATCCGCATGAGAATCGCAAATATGTTTTTTTACAAATTCATAACCAGCTTTTGTAAATGGAATTGAAATTGCGTATGTCTTTTCTTTATCCATAAACTAATTTAATAGCATTCCCCGTCTGGGCCTAACCAGCCATTATCTGTTCTAGTAAATTGGAAATATGATGTGAAATAATTAACATATCCACTATCGGTTAATGGGCTCTTTGGCTTGGTATCATTGAAAAGTCGATAAGAGGGGGCATAAGCTTCAAACTCATCATTGGAAATTCCATAATAGCATTTTTTAATGATTGTAATCTTTGCTTCAAATTCAAGATTATAAACCTGTTGCCCGGATAATTCCTTCATAATCCCATTTGTCTTTTTTATATATTCTATCCGTAGATAATTATCAGATCCATCTTTTTCCATAATATTCTGCGCAACTTTTATAATATCTTTTTCATCCGGAGTAGTGGAGCATCCATAAATAACCAACGAAAGGAATGCTAAAATAATATATTTCATAAAACCCCCAAATGTCATCCATTGTGGAATAAGAATATTTAATAGTACTCAAACGAAAAACCGTAATTATACCGAGTTTTATCTTTTAAGTTTTTTCTTTATTTGGTCAGTAACCTGCAGTAAAATGTCAATATCCCCAAGCTGAGACCGGAGCTTATCATTCTCCTCAGTTAGTTTGTTGACTTTTTCTTCAAGTTCTCTCACCTTATATTCTGGTGCCGGTTCTCCGACCATAGCCGGCTCTGGATCTCCCTTTAATAACCAATCAATAGTAACCTTACCCAGGACAGAAATTCTAATTAAAATCTCATAGCTAGGCCTTCTTTCATCGTTCTCCCATCCACTAACAGTAGAAGCACCAGCAACATTCAATAATTTAGCAAATTCTATTTGACTGGAAATTTTGAGAATATTCTCTCTTACAAACTGAATTCTATTGCCTAATGACATATATAAAACAAATTACGCATAATGTGAATATTTTGCTTGACATGAATACGCAGATTGCGTATATTTCCCATGTTACTTTTTTACTTAGTTACAAATTAAAAAAAGCAAAAATGAAAACAAAAGAAAACCCCCAGGAACAGGAATTCAAAAAAGCCGAGGTCCGTAAAGACCATCACAATGAAATTGCTAAACTTGCTATTGACCTTGATACCTCAATTAAAGATTTGTTGGTTCAAATAATTCCTTTAGGTATTGAAGCTTTCAAAAATAGAATCAAGTAAAATGTTTAAGAACTACTTCAAAAATAGTATCAATTCAGGTGCAGGTAAATAACTACTTTTAATAAAAATATATAGCTGATTATAGCTATTCGGGGATCGCCAAATGACTGAAGCTTTATTATTGCAGCAAATAGAAACTGAAGAGCCAATTATCAATGCTTTTAGAAATATTGTTGAAACATATGAAAATTGCGGGGGGACCTTGAAAGAGATTATGGATGTTTGTTTGGAGTGTGCTGAGGATGAGAAGGAGAAAGAAATATACATGAAAATAATAGGGCACTGTCTGGCAGCTAAGAGTAAAGAAAAACCAAGTCATAAATAAAGTTCTTAAAAGTGAAGGGCACATGAAAAAGCAATACAGTGATCTTATCAAAGCAGCTTATCTTTTATTGCAAATAATACAGGGTTTTAGAAGCCGGTTAAAGGCTGCCGGTTTTTATAATTAACAGTTAAAAGCCGAACACTATTAAAAAAAGGAAAAGTTATGAAACTACTAAGGTATTTTCTGATAGTAATTATCGTGTCCCTATTTATTCCGCCGTCATCTGCAGCAGATAAGGCAAAGGCAGAAAAAACATATGACAAAGTTATTATTGAAAAGCTGAAATCAGTCAATCATGAAATAACTTATGAGATGAAAGAGCAGCTTCTGAAAAACAGGGAAATGTACAAAAAAGAAAATACATTAATTCCCCTTGAAAGCGGGGAAGCATTTTCTGCGGATCAGGTGGAAGCAGCGGCCAAAACAGCCGGGGCAGGATTTGTTCTCTTTGAAATGGGGGCCAATCTTGATAAAAAAGAATGTGTTGTTATCACTATTTATGACGAAAATCTACATCCGGTAATATATCTGGAAAAAGGCATTTATTGTTGCTACCAGGTATCAGGCAAGTAAGTGAATATACCGTGGTACATATGGATTAGTGTTTTTTCGATTGTTTTACCTCTGGTGGGTGTGGTAATATATTTGACTCAGCGGCAAAGGACAGGTTATGATCAACGAATATTTGCCACACTCATTATAACAAGTAGTATAGTACAAGCAGCAGGATTGGTAATGGCTCTGAATTTAGTAGATAATTATTTGTTAAACCATATTTATACAATAGTTGAACTTGGACTGATTTTAATGATACTGAATAACTGGCTACCCAAAAGGTCAAAGATTGTTTATCTGTTTATTATCCCTGTAATAAGTGCTGAATTCATTTATGGGAATATTAACACTTTTGATGATGCTTTGACTATTTGCGAGGCCAGTGTTCTTCTGATTGTATGTATAGCAGTTCTATTTAAGACAGTTTTTAAAAAGAACTGCAGGTTCTATAAAATAGCATTCGTATCAGCAATAATGGAATATTCAATACTTGCCTTATTATCATTCCTGATAATAAGAGAACATGCTGGGGCAGCAATGATCATATTCAGTGCAGGTAATATAACAAACAATATACTGCTGGGAGTAACAGCATGGAGCATGATAACGCGTTTTACATATGCGCAAGCGGGATAGTATTAGTTTTAACTTTACTTTTTATAGCAGCCCTTATTCTTTTCTATAAAGAACGTGAAAGAAAAAAAGATGTAATTGATACACTGCATGATGTTAGGAATGAGTTGAGAGATTCTAAGATGATGTTGGAGATGCACAAAGAAAAAGAAGTAGAAGCACTTAAAACCGAAATTCAAGAAATCAAGAAATTATTAAATGAAAAAAATACTAATAGCAGATGATGAAACTTTACTCCGTCAGGGAATAAAGGTATTACTACAGAAGCATGGCTATCAGGTATCTGAAGCAGCCACTGGGGATGAACTATATGAGCAGTATGTTAATAATAATCCAGACTTAATATTAACCGATATAAGGATGCCAGGAACAGATGGGTCAGAGATAATCTGGGATATACGCAGAACTAATAATGAAATACCAATTGTTGCCATGACTAACCATGAAGAAAAATACCTGGTAGATATGTTAATAGACGGGGTAGACTCATACCTATGGAAAAGTAAAGAAAATATTGATAGTCTGATTGACATAATAGATAGCCTTGCAGAGGATAAAGAAGTTGATACGCGTGCGTATGTAGTTAAGTCTTTAAGAGCAGCAAGCAAAAATGATTTAACTACCAGAGAAAAGCAGGTAATGAATTTGGTAAAATCAGGTTATAGTTCTACAGAAATAGCTAAGAAGCTATATATAAGTCCTTTCACTGTAGAAAATCATAGGAAAAATATACTAAACAAAACTGGTTGTAGAAATACCATTGAAATGATTAATAAAATGAGTGAGAGTTATGCCTGAGAAAGAAGATAAAAGAAAGAAAAAGCTCACATTACTGCAGGGAGGGAAAAGGCTTGCAGTTTCGGAATCAGAAGCAGCTGATATAATGGGTTTGAAGGATGCAAGTACATTTTATAAAAAATATGTTGAAGGAGGTTTCATAATTCCGAGTATAAGGCCGGGTTCAGATACGCGCATTTATAACGAACTGGAAGTAATGGCAATTTTTGATAAAACAAAAATGAAAAAAGCAGAACATAATGAACCCATTTCAGATATGCAACAGTATGCACTTAAAATACTTAATAAAGCGTCTAATGTTCGCAGGTTAAAAACAATATCGTCAAAAATAGGAGCATAGATCAATGACACACTTAAATAACGGTAATAACAAACCACTTTGTAGCAGTGATGAATCGGAATATCAGGTAGTAAAAGCTGATTCAGAACCTGAATGCCATGAATGCTGCAGGATAAGAGAGAATGCAGAAAACAAACTTAAAAAATTGCGCGCGCTTGATAATGAGCGTCAAAAGATAAATAAATTACTTGGTGATCCTTTGGTATCAGAAAAAGAAGTAGACTTTTTAAAAAGAAGGAACAGGATACTTGAATCTGAATTTGAAGACAATTACCCCAAAAGCGCTTTTGAAGCAGCTATTATGTCAGAGATAAGCTTATTAAATGTTCAATACGCTTAAATAAGCAAAAGGAATAGAAATGAACGAACTAACAAACACAAATAAACAATCATCAACATTACCGGTTATAAACAAAAATAATGATCTTAGTATATTCTTAGCAAATGTCAGCAGCACAATGATTCCGCTGGTTCCTGAGATGTATAATTTCGTAAGACCGGAATTAAAATTAGGTTTTCAGAAGGTGCCGGTAAATGTAGACCAAGATGCATATTATGTAGATGGAGGCTATGCGCTGAAATTACAGAAGCTGAATGAAATTGCTCAGGCAGCAGGTGTAATGATTACTAATCCCAGAGTTATCGAGAAAAAGTATGATGAAACCAATGGCAGAGTCCTATTTATTAAGCACCAGGTAACCTGGACATATAAAAGCATAGACGGATCAACAAAAACCGGTGATATCACTGGCGAGTATAGTTACTTAGAGGATGTGGAAAAATTTACAGCGAAAGAGGATAAAAAGAAATATGACAAAGTTGTATTGAAAAAAGGAGAAGTAAACTGGACAGCAGTAAACCAACGCCGAGGAAAAGCTGGCCAACTTGCAGAAAGCAATGCAATCAGTCGCGCAATAAATAAAGCTTTATCAAAACTCAAAGGCACATACTCAAAAGAAGAATTATCCACCAAACCCTTTTTAGTCCCATGTGTTATTGAAGATAGAAATGAAGTAATTAATAGATTACCACCGGATATCAGGGGGAGAGTTCAGGAGAAATACGCGATGCAATTATTAGGAATTACGGATGAACTTTATGAATCTCCAAGACAGATTGAAGCAGCAGAAATAAAATATATTGAAAATGAAAAACATTCTCAGGAAAAACAGAATACTATTCCTGCCAGTATTATTAAAGAAGAGGGTTATGACTACGATGAACACAGACCCGCTGATATATCCATTAAAGATCACCGGGACCAGTTAGCAGCAGATTGGAAAGATGCTTCTGCAGAGGAGAGAACTAGCTATTTAGTCAGCCTGGCAAAACGGAAAGGAAAACTAAACAGGAAGGGAAATCCCATTGGAGCAGCTGATGTTAAGCTTACAAATCTTGAAAGGCAGATTCAATTTATCCGGGAATTGTTAGACTTGCCAGATTCAGCAGATTATAAACCAGAAGAAATAGGTCTCTAATTAAAGTCATATTATTTTATAGGAGCATATTGTGCAAATATTACATGCAGCCGATCTACATTTAGATTCCAGGCCAGACAAAAAGGAAAAGGCAAGAAAAAGCCTTGATCAGTTAGTAGAGCATGTTCAAGAAAACAATATTGATTATATAGTAGTGCCGGGGGATGTTTTTGAAGAAAAACAGGCATACGAGAAAGGAAGCGGTGCAGACTTAGCGTATGAATATTTCAAAAAATTAGCCCTGCATGTAAAAGCGATTGTTATTGTAAAAGGAAATGAGTCGCATGACAGGACAGGTTCAATATCAATGCTGCACCAGATATCTCCCAATATTTATAGTTATGAATACCCTGTAATACTTGCTTTCCCGGGGGATGGTAAAGGCCCGGAAGATCTACTAAGAAAGCCAAACTTATCAGAATTTACTTCAAATGATTTTGAAATACTGATTAACATGATGCCATATCCTACAAAATCAAACATTATAACCGATACGAACATCGACACAAATAACAATAATTTTTGTTCATTATTTGATAAAATGATGGACCTTTTTGGCATGACGAACAATCATTTTAATTGTCCTAAAGTTCTTGGCTTCCACGGAAATGTCCAGGGCGCAAGAATGCAGAACGGACAGCCGGTTTTAGGACAGGATATTATTATATCCCCACATAGCCTCATGCGCGCAAACTGCGATTATTACGCACTTGGGCATATACATCTTCCGCAGGAAATTACTGCTAATATGATGTATTCCGGAAGTTTCTATAATAAGAATTTTGGCGAAATAGAACAGAAATATTTTAATGTTGTTCAATTTACCGGAACCGGGATAGATGTTAAGAAAGTGCCATTAAAAGCAGCCAGACCGATGGTAAATATTAAAACCGAGTTTAAGGATGGAAGATTTGTTCTTGATACAGCAGGTATCCCAGCCAACGCTGAAGTTAAATTTGATTATACTGTTTCGGAAACAGACAGAGCATTGGTTACTGAAGATAAAATAGATGAACTTAAAAACCTTATCGGCATGGATGCTAAAATAGTTCCAATTGTGGTACCAGTACAGAGAGAAAGCAGGTCTGAGGACATCATGAAGGCAAATAACCTCACTGAAGAAACAGTTGAATATGGTAAGGTAGTTAATATTGAAATTACCAATTCAATTAAAAAGAAAATTTCTGTAATAGAGTCTGGGGAAATTGAATTTTCAGAATTGCCTTTTCAACATGAGGGACGTATGAAAGACAGAATTGCAATAGAAGAAGAAGGAGTAAGTTTATGAAAACCAACTTACTAACTTCATATAACTGCAGATGCGCAGTATGTAATTCCGATTTTACTATAGAACCATCCATATTGATGGAGATGGGTTTTAATGTTGGACATACCAGCTGCCCTAATTGCAATACTTTTCTTCACTTAGAAATAATGCCTGATATTAATGGAATTCAAATGAAGTCAGAAACGTGGGATTCATTATCTGCCAGATTAAGAGAAGAATTTAAACAGGAAGTTGTATGAACAAGACTAAAGAAACAATCGAAAAAAGAAAAATTAGTAAAGAAGAGTGGTTACAGAAAGGAAAGGATTTGTTTGGAGAAGATGTTATGGGATGGGAATTTGTATGTCCAGGATGCGGAAACATTCAAAAAGTATCAGATTTTAAGCCTTATAAAGATAAGGGGGCAACACCTAATTCTGCCTATACAGAATGTATAGGCAGATATTCTGGAGGGGATTGGTATAAAGGAACAAAGCCGTGTAATTATGCTGCATATGGACTTTTTAATATTGCACCGGTGATTGTAAAAGATGGGGACATATTGATAGAAGTATTTGATTTTAATAAAGTTAACATATAAAGGCTGAACACTATACATGAAAAATTTAGGATTTTGGAATCACCCACTTAGAAACTGGCAGGGTGAAGCATTTGAAGCGACAAAAGCAAAACAGAGGCAAGCAGTCGATTTTGATAGATTCATGTGTGAAGGGGTTCCAGGATCCGGAAAAACACGTTTTGGAATGCGGGTCGCGCATAATGCATTATTTACTGGTTTCGCAAAAAGATTGGCCATCTTAGTTCCAACAGATCATCTTTGTAAACAATGGGCCATTGATGCAGCTTATTATGGAATCAATCTTGATCCTTATTTTGAAAACAATATGGGAAGGGAAAGCAGTGAATATCATGGAATTGTGACTACTTATGCTGCAATTGGAGCGAACCCTTCAGTTCATGCAAATTTAACAAAGAGTTCAAAAACTCTGGTAATTATTGACGAGATACACCACCTCGGAGAAAACAAAGTTTGGGGTGATGCTGTATTATATGCATTTGAAGAAGCCATATTTAAATTATGTTTATCTGGGACAGCCTTCCGCAGTGATAAGAATATGATTCCTTTTATCAAATATGTAAATGGAGTTTCTCAGGCAGATTACACTTACACCTATACACAAGCTATAATTGACGGTGTTTGCCGTATGGTCTATTTCCCAGCATACAATGGCAAAATGGAGTGGAGAGTAGACGGAGAAACTCATATTCACACTTTTGATGATGCTCTTGACGATACTCAAAGCAGCGAAAGATTAAGAACCGCTCTTGATACGGACGGAGATTTTATGCGAGAACTTATTACAGCTGCTGATAAAAAATTAAGCCAAATAAGAACAGAAGAATTCCATTCAGATGCAGGGGGATTGATTACTGCTATCGATCAGGAACACGCAAGAAGAATTCAGGATCTTGTTGAAGACATAACCGGTGAATATCCTGAGATAGTTATATCTGATGATAAGCAATCCTCCAGAAAGATTAAGGAATTCAGGGATAATGCTCGTAAGTGGATAGTATCCTGCAAAATGATCTCTGAAGGAGTTGATATACCGCGGTTACGGGTTGGTGTTTATGCAACAAACATTCGCAGTGAACTTTATTTCAGGCAATTTGTTGGACGCTTTGTAAGAGTTCTGGCCCATTTAGATGCTCAGGATGCTTTTCTTTTCATGCCAATGGACCCGGTATTATTAAGCTTTGCTACCCAAATAGAGACAGAGCGGGAACATGCCCTGGATAAAGTAAAAGAAAAAGGGACAAAAGAGAAAAAAGAAAGTGATTATGAGGGTGAGGATCCAACACCAAAAGGTGACAGGAATAAAAAAGTATTCGAAGCTGTAGCAAGTGAAGTGACGGGCAGCCACCAGTTTGAAATATCCTTTGATGATAAAGTAGCAAGCATGTTTAACCTGCCCGTAGCAGTGGCAACAAAAGTAACAAGCGGGGCTAAAATAATAACTAATACAGCACCGCCACCATTGTTTGAACAGAAAAAAATTATAAGAGAAGAAATAAATACCCTTGCAAAAACATATGCAAAACAAAAAGGCAATGGTTCTATTGATTGGGATGTTGCCCACAAAGATTGGATCAGGCAGGGAGGCAAACGAATTGATGATGAAACATTACCCGAATTAAAGAAAAGAAAAAACTGGTTACAAAGCCAGATCAATTAAAAGTCTATAAAATTTTACGGAGCAAAAAAATGAGGCTAATAAGCTTAAAATTAAAAGGTGCAATCGGAATCAGGAAAGGCATGGGCCTTGAGGAAATAGAAATAAATTTTGATCAATTCAGCTCAGGGTTGGTAACACTTACAGGGAAAAATGGTTCGGGGAAAACGACAGTTATGGAAAATCTGCACCCTTACAGGAGATTAGTTAGCAGAATAGGGAAGTTATCAGATCATTTTGAACTTAAAGACTCCTACAGAATATTAAAATTTGAATATAAAGGGAATACATACGAATCGAAAATCTTTATTGATGCCTTAACAGACAGCAGCGAAGCTTATTTATTTAAAAACAATGTCCCGGTTAATGCTGATGGTAAAGTCACCTCTTATGATACAGAGGTTGAAAAGTTGCTGGGGAGTGAAAAACTCTTTTTTAACTCAGTATTCTCAGGCCAGAAAAGCCGCGGTATTGCAGCATTAAAGCCAGCAGAGCGCAGAGAATTGTTTTATGAACTATTAAGCCTGGATAACTACGAATTATACTGCCAAAGAGCAAAGAAAGCCCTCCAGACGGAAGAATTAAAGCTGGCAACAGTTGAAGGCGAGATTAAAGTATTGAGGGAAGATGTAGAAAGAATGGAGGTCTCAGAACTGGATATTAAGGAGTTAAGATACCTGGGTTTGGGACTAAAAGAAAAAATAAAGCAGAAGCAGCTGGAAGAAAAAGAACTTGAATCAAGCATAGAAATTCTCAGAACAAATATTGCAAATATGAAGATAAAGATTCAGGCTGAAGAATCTGTTAAAACTGATATTGCTGGTAAGGAAAAAGAAAAAAACACATATACAGAAAATTACAATATTGATTTATCAAAGATAAACGGTGAGGAAGAAAATACACTTTTATCATTTGATTTAAGTAACGAAAGCAGTAAAAAGATTGAATTAATTAAAAAAGAACAGGAAGAGACAGAGGAGAAATTTAAAAAAGAAGAAAATATTATTTATGATCAGCAGACTGATATAGATAATGAAATATCTTGCCTAAATGAGCATATTAACAAAAAGAACTCCAATATTTCCCGCGCAAAGAAAATACTGCAAAACAAAGAGATTATTGAAAATACTATAAAGGAAAAACAGGGATTATCAGTTAAGGCAGCTAATCTAACCACATCAAAGAATGATCTGTTATTAAAAATTAATGTTCTGCAGGTTGAAGAAAAAGCTGCGGTGGAAGAAAAGAATAAGTTAAAGAATAAGCAGCAGGCACTTTACACTGAACTAAGTATAGCTGAAAATGAATTATACACCTTTGAGGAAGAAGTAACAAGATTAACTACAGAACGGGATAATAAGGTCGCCGAATTAAATATAGAAATAGAAAATATATCAAAGGTTCAATATTCTGATAATTGCAAAGTGTGCTTTTATTTGAATAAAGCTCATGACAATAAGAAGTCATTGCCGGTACTTCTGGCAGAATACAATGATAAAATATCCCAAATCTTAAACAAAAAAGAACATACAAAATATGAAATTGGCGAAAAGGAAAGGGAACAAATCCACGTAAATTCAGATTTGGCCCAATTGATTTCTGAAATTGAAGTTAAATACATTAATCCAATAACTGAATTCACAGCAAAGATTAACATCATTGACAAAGAACTCAAGGAAATAGCATCCAGGTTAGTTGAAATAAATAAAAGTAACTGGGAAAACCTTAATGAAGAACTGCAGTCAGCAGAAAAAGAAATCTCAAAAATGGAAATTGAGATATCCGGGCTAAAAGACCTTGCAGAAGAAAAGAGGAAAAGTAAAATAGCTTTATCCCAGCAGAAGATATCCATTCAGCATCAGATTGAAGGTGCAAAAAGAAACAGCAAAGAAAAGATTACAGCCTTAACCCTGGCAGCTAATAATGAAAGGGCCGCAATTGTTAAAGAGTATTCAAACAAAAAGGGTAATCTGCATAATAATTTTGATGCAAATATTATCAGACTCGAAAAAGAAATTAAAGCATTAAAGGCAAAACTTTTTCCTGCTTTAGATTTAATTCTTATTAAAGTGGAAGATGCACTTGAAAAAAATATGATAGCACTTGAGAGTCTTAAAAAGGATATAGAGGAAAGTATATCCTTACAGCAGCAGCAAATTATTAAAATAACTGAAATGGAGAATCAACTTGTTGAAAAAGTCAGAAAACAGGATGATATAAATGCTAAAGAAGCAGAAATCAGCTTTATAAATAAAGAAATAAAAGAATATGGTTTTCTGGTAAAAGCATATGATAAAACGGGTATCCCAGTACTGAAGCTAGAAAACACAGCTACGCTAATAACTTCAATTGTTAATGAATTATTAGGGCTATTTGATAACCAATTCCGGATAGTATTTGAAACAACTTCTTTAACTAAAAAAGATAAAAAAATTAAAGAGGTATTTGAAATAAACGTTATCGATGAGGACGGGGTTTGTGAGCTGGCAAATAAATCGGGTGGGCAGCAAGTATGGATTGAGACAGCAATTCAACTGGCAATAGCACAAATCACGAGAGACCAGGGCAAGAACATTCAGACTGCATTCTTTGATGAGAAAGATGGTGCGCTTGATATAGATAATGCTAATCATTATGTGGAAATGATTAGGCAGGCCCATGAAAGAAGTCATGTATATAATACTCTTGTCATTACACATAGATCCGAAATATTGGAAATTATACCCCAGAAGATAGTTTTCGGTGAAGACCAGATTAAATGTGTTAATCAGTATAATTAGATAAACAGCCGGAGTACATTGCAATTCCTCAACAATGTAAAACCGGCTAATATAAAAAGTTGGAGATTTTATGGCAAACAAGAATTCAATAGAACCCCTGCAAATATTAGCGGTGAATTATTCCGCGGATAAAATCTTAGCTAAAATCATAAATAAACTGGTTAAAGAAAATCCCAATATTATTTATGATCCAGAAGAAAGTTGTCTTAAGCTTAGAATATCCCTTGATGAATTATCCACAAGCGAGAAAGAAAATTTTGGATCACCGCATAAATTGCGATGTAGCATTAAAGACCAGTTGATGCCAAGTCCAAATATTCCTATTAAAGTTACAATTGAGTTTACAGATAAGATAATATCAATTGAAGGGCCTGATGCTGCTAAGTGGCATCAACATAATAAGCAGTTAGCTTTATTAGGTGATACACACAATTGTAATCCTTTTGATCTGGATCCTATTCGCTGGGAAATAATAACTAAGGAGTAAAAATGCCAAAACTTGAAAAATGGTTTATCATTGATACAAAATTTGACCTATCAAAACCCAAATCTACTCATTTAATGGGCGTGGTTTATGGGCATCCGGTTTTCAAAGATGGTGAATTTATACAAACGTCCCCGGTTATCCGAATAGATAAGGATACAATAACCACAAAAAGCGGCAGCAGATACGTTTTAGGTGAATCAGATCCTGATTATGAGGCCCTATATCCGGATGCCAGGAAGAGGTTGTACGAAGCAATGGGAGTACAATAAATGAGTATACAGAGTAACAGACGTGAATGGAACAGCAGCAAATAGAGTTTCATATTAAATATAAAAGTGAAGTTGAAATGTGTAAAGATGTAACAAAAATTATATCAGGCATATTAATTCCCACTAAACACAGATTTATTCCGGAAGTACCGCGGAATTATGGCAATGATCATTCGGATATGCTATTTATTTGTAATAACGGGAATATGTTTATAGTAGAATATAAGTTGAAGGATCTAAAAGGTTTAGTCAAGCAGGTTGACCGCCAGAATCCTTACTGCATAGGAATACTAAACAGGAAGATTAAAAATAATGAAAATATGTATAGAATATTTTCTTTCACCGGGGAAGATTCCGAAATTGAAAGACTTGCTTATGTAATAGACCATAGGAATTTTGGGCGTGATATGTTCTATAATAATACATTATCTGTTTACTGGTGGGGTTACAGAAATTCAGACTCATCCTTCGAAGGAGGTTATGCAAATTGTAAAAGACTTTCATTCTATGAATTATATAAGCAAGCAATATTTAATCTACAGGAAGAATATAAGTGGAACCTGGATTTTTACCTGGTATACAACATACTCGGGTTTTATTCCAAATCAGTTGCATTGAAATATTATAAACAAATAATGGCCAGAGCTAATAACTAATAAGGTTAGGATTATGAACTACCTTGAAATAATTGGTTTAGTGTTAATAGGAGTCCCATTAGTAATAGCGTTCATTATATATCAATCGTTTCGGGGTATAAACAAGGAAACTTATTATGACGAATGGGAAAATTATGAAAAGAAAGAAAAAATTTGAGGCATGGATTCATTGTCCATATTGTCACTATTCATTAGTGTTTCTTTTTAATCGTCAGGATACGCTTAAATGTAAGTGTGGCAAAAAATTTACTATTAAAGTATCAGAAACAGATATAAGAAAAAGTAAAATATTAAAATGAACTCATATTCAATAGGCAGCAACGTATTTCCAATATTCTACAATGGTAATTATGGGGAATACTATGAAAATATAACAGAGGTGATGCCCAGACTGAATAAAGCTGCCGGTAAAGAAAAACTTAATCAGGTGAGGCTAACTAAAATAAGGTATGGCCTAAATTGCCATAAGCCGCGGCTCAAGCATTGGGGAGCCTGATAACCCCTTACCACAGGACTCCAGCTGCGGAGCTCGCAGTAATTAACTAAAAGAAAATAAGAAAATAACAATATTGTTAGCCTCTTTGCAGGGAGCAAAGGCGCTCCCTGCAAATTATCAGGAATCAAATATGGCAAAATCAAACATTATATGGACAGACCGTTCAACTAATCCGACAAAAGGATGTTCCAGAAAGTCACCAGGATGCGAAAACTGTTATGCAGCACGCATGGCATATAGATTAGAAAAAATGGGGCAAAAGAAATATACAGGTCTGAGTTACAAAGATAATAATGGGACTATTAATTGGACCGGGAAAATTGTACTTGATATTGAGGCAATGGAAAAAGATGTGGAGCGTAAAACGCCTACAAAGTTTTTCATTGATTCAATGAGTGATCTTTTCCATCCACAGATACCATTTGAATTTATACTTAAAGTATATAACCAGATGCTGCTTAACCCCCAACATATTTATCAAATTCTAACAAAAAGAATAGTTAGAGCAGTAGAGTTTCACGAATGGATTCTTGATTCTGGGACTTATGAAAGGAGTGATTTAAAGAATAATATCTGGATAGGAACAACAACTGAAAATCAAAACATGGCAGATTCAAGAATTCCAGAATTGTTAAAAATAAAAGCTCTATTTGGTAGAATAAAGGCATGGATTAGTATAGAACCTATGTTAGAAGAGATTAATCTCAAAAGCAGTTTAGGGGGCACCATATGGATTGGCGGCCAAAGAGGATGTACTGGTAAGCATTATGGTATCGGAACTACAGAATGTCCAAGAGAATTACACCATCACCATGACGAAAGGTGCAGGCCAGGTCTTGACTGGGTAGTAGTTGGAGGTGAAAGCGGCCCGGGAGCAAGGCCAATGCACCCGGAATGGGTGCGCAAAATAAAAGAACAATGTATAGAAGCCAATGTACCCTTTTTATTTAAACAGTGGGGTGCGTGGCTACCAGTGGACGAAGATTTTGTAAAATCAAAAATGACAAGATATGGCGTGCCCAAAAATATTCGTCAAACTGAAAATCAAAGCTATTTAAAGATAGGAAAGAAAAATGCAGGGCGCCTGTTGGACGGAGTATTGCACAATGAAAACCCGGAGATGAAATGATACTTGATGCACGTGCATTGTTGGTTTTTATCCTAGTCATATGGCTGGTAACTAAATTCATACTTTATACTTTTATGATACATCGTCATAATATACTTTTAAGAAAGCAATTGGGTGCCGCAGCTTACGGACAGTTAACAAAAAGCAGTTCTATAAAAAAAGTTAAATCTTTCCCTATTACCAGGTATATAAGATTAACCCGCTTATACGTATTCAAGATATCAAAAATTAAGCGTAGCAGCCCAAAACAAGTTTTCAATCTTATCTATAATCGGGGAGAATTATGACAATGGATAAACGGTTAATTGAGATAGCTAAATGGGCTGCAGTAAATGAAGAAACTGGCATAGGGGCTAAGATATGGGATAATGGAAGTATCCAATGGTCACCTGGATATAATATGAAATTAATAGAGTTCCAACCCGAAATAGATTGGAACCAGACAAAGGCACTTGAGGAAAAGATGTGCAATGAGTTAAAAATAGACAATATAAATATATCAAAAGGGGTATATGGCAGGATTTATAAAGATTACTATTTCGGAAAATTCAAAGATGCTAAAGCCGGAGGTTCAGGAGATAATGAAAAGGAAGCTATAATTGATGCTGTTATTAAACATATTGAAAGGCAAAACAATGGACGCAAAACTAACATTTGAAGATAAACTTTTACTGGTTCAATTCACCGGTATGGAATATTCCATTTCAAGTGACAATACCATACAGGTGAACGAAGGTATTATAGGGATGAATGATTTTGATATTAAAGATGAATTTGATCCAGAAGAAGATTTAATTCAGAGAGGGATACTGGAAAACAAATTTATCATTGAATTACACCAGCCTTTAATAAAAAGTACAATGTTTAATCCTGATGGTACGATTGAATGGGTAAATTATGCGACACCTGAGAGTGTTGTAAAAGCTTCTGGTGAGAATACAATAATGGCAATATTAAAATATGTGAAGGATAAAAAATGATATACTATAAATGTTCAATTATTACAGGCGAAATTAAACTTGAGAAGGTTGAAGCTCAGAGTGCGTCAATATCAATGGTTAATATTAACGGAAAGAATCATTGGAAATGTGGGAAATATGATCGTTATACTGATTCATCTTACGAAGCAATCATGTGGGCTATTTCCGAATTTGAAAAGGAGGTTCGTGATGCGCAAACAAAGCTTGATCATGTAAAAGAAAAACTTAAAAAAGCCGAAGAATTTCTAAAAAAATATAAGGAAATATTAAGTGAATGAACTAAAAAATAACCAAAAAGAAACTTGCGATTGGCAATTTGATGGTGAACATCATATAACAGATTGCAATCATGCATTTTATTTTGATGATTGTTCGTATGTAGAAGATAGCCAATTTGTTTATTGTCCTTATTGTGGCAAGAAAATTAATGCTATTTGCTTAGATACCATGAATTTGCTTTCGGATAATGAGGAGGTAAAAGATGAGTAAAACAAAGGAAATGACTTATTCAGAGGAAGCCGAAATCCTGATGAAATGCATAGGTGATAATGAAGCTTTAAACCACTGGCTTTTTGAAATGGACTTTTTTGTTCAGGAATCAGGTGAGCCTTTACCAGATGCCATTATTGCAGATTATCTTATTGAGGCTGGCGCATCAAATCAGGCTATTGATAAAATATTAAAAATTGCGCATTCGGAGGATTAAAAATGTTAAATAAAGAGCAATTGGTTAGAATAGCTGAATGGGCAGAACTAAATTGGCAGGAATATTCCTCTACACAAATAAAGGTATTCAAAAACGATTCATGGACTCTTATCGAATTCGACCCGGAAGGAGACTGGAACCAGCTTAAGGAATTGGAGGACAAAATGTGTGAGAAATTAAAGGCTGATAAAAAAGTTATTAAGTCTGGATTTGTTGAATATTTCGCAGACGAAATGTTAGTTAGGAGGGGCAGAGGAGCCACCGAGCAAGAAGCCGTTATGTCAGCATTACTAAAACAAATAGGAATAGAAATCCTAATATTGAAAGAACTTGGAAATAACGAGTTGGAGAAAAAATAAACTATGATGCATCCATGTGATATGATATTTGAAGCAGTTAATGGGGACTTATATGCGGTTGTGAAAGAAACAATAAACGGACATTATTATAAGTTCACAAAAAACAATTGTTACAAACTTACATGGGCTGGCGGTAATGATTATGTAATTAAAGATGACAATAACCGTGAAATGATAATATCACCTGACGATAATAAGGAATTTATTATCAGAAAAGGAAACTCCATACAAACATATACCGGAATTAGTTTCTTCCCCCTGGACCCGAGACCAGAGGAAATTAAAATAATTGATATAGCGCATGCATTATCTAATATCTGCCGATTTACTGGCCATTGTAATAGTTTTTATTCTGTAGCAGAGCATTCGGTTCTATGTGCCAGAGAGATACAGGAACATTTCAGATCTATAAATTCACTATATGGGCTATTGCATGATGCGAGCGAAGCTTATATATGTGATATTGCCAGCCCTATCAAGAAAAATAAAAAAATGGGGTTTTATCGGGATGCCGAAGACGTTCTTTCAAAAATGATTTATAATGTATTTAACCTTACCGAGCCAGAGCCTGAAATAGTAAAAATTGTTGACAAAAGGCTGCTGGTAACGGAACAGGAACAACTCTTTTCTAATAAACTAAAATGGGAAACTAATAATAGTTTACCTCTTGATATTGTAATTGAGGGATGGCCCCCAAAAGTAGCTCAAAATAAATTTCTTGAAACTTTTAAGGATTTAATAATAAAATGAAGGTTTTAACAGTAACAGAACCATTTGCCACTTTAATTATATGGCTATTCAAAATGATTGAAACGCGCTCCTGGTACAGTAATTATAGGGGCGAAGTTGGTATACATGCTGCAAAAGGGTTTCCAAACTGGGCTAAAGATTTATGCAACAAAGAACCTTTTTCCAGTACCTTGCAAAAATGTGGAATAAGCAGCCATAAAGATTTTAAGCTGGGTTTTTTAATAGGAAAGGCTGAAATAAAAGATTGGAAAGAAATCATTCCTTGTATACCAGAAAACACTCTACAGGAAATCTTATATGAGCAAAATTCAGTAATAAAACCACCGCCGGAGCCAGAGTATAGTTTTGGAGATTATACCGCAGGCAGATATGGAATTTTGCTTAAGAATAATACCAGGTTAATTGATCCGATTGAGATTAAAGGTGCTTTGTCTTTGTGGGACTTCAATGCTGTTTATAAAAAGCAATATGGAAAAGCATTTGAAGGAGAAATGAAATGGATAAAGTAGAAAAATATCCTCTGAAAGGTTGATAATCCATAAAAATGGAAGCGATAACAGGTTCTGGGTAAGATGTTATTACACAAAGGAAGAAGCCGATCAGCTGGGCTAGTAATAATAAAATTATTGACAAGCAGGGATACTAAATGAGAAATTATCAGTTTTATAAAATAAAAAAGGAACGCAAAGAATATCTGGGTGAAAGATATTTTCAAGTTTCTTTTGATTCAGATACAGTGCTGCAGGTATGCATAAATCCTTCTATGGAGATGCGCAGAGGCAGAACCAATAATATCGGGATTTATTTGATCAGCCGGTTAACCTTTGTTAGTAATTATTATGGGATGAATTATGTAGAACCTTGCACTGCAAAAGAGTTTAATATGAGATATGATGCAATGGTCAAAATGCTAAGATTGGGAAGCGATCAATGAAAAAGATTTCTGACATATGAAATTGCTAAATAAAAATGAATTACAGCCTTATTATGAATGTGATATATGCGGAACAAAAACGACAGTCTGGCAGGAAGGTTGGCAATGGTATGGCAAGTTGGAGGTGGAATATAATAATGACAGATTATTTACTTGTTCAGATAGATGCAGAAATATAATAAAGGGAAAAGAGAAAGAATTATTAAAAAGGAAACAAGAATGAGTATTGGCGCAGCATATTATGCATATAGAAATAATTTTAATTGCAAACAAGGTTCTACAAAAAGGCCGTTTAGAAGAAATACAAAAATAAGATTAGTAGACCTATTTCGCGATAATTTTAGGTTTATAAGTAAATATGATGATGATTATTTTATTTCATTATGTCAATGGATTATGAAGAAAGGATATCCCATTAAACTTTCGCTTTCAGATGACACATGGCGTATAGATAAATATTACCAGGAAGCACTATTTTCAGTTGACCCATTTCATGCACAAAATTTATGGGTGAATCATAATCATTTTAATCTTAAAGAATGGCGTAGGCAATTTGAATTATTTGAGGAAAGCTACATTGAAGGATTGAACTATTACAGAAACCGAGCTTCAATTCCAATATTAGCATTTTCAACTTTCGATGAAATAAAAGAAATACTCTTTACTGAAAAGGGGAAAAATGGAGAGATAAACAATAAATTATTTTTTTCTGCTAATTCTTATCACAAGGATGCCATTTGGATATTATCAAAAGAGATGATAATACATAGGGAACATTTCGTTTATAGAATTTCCTATGGTTGTAAGGATGATTATGAGGAGATGAAAAATCATAAATATTATTATTCATCATGGGAGATAGAAATAAGGAGCGAAGATAATGAGAACTATATTGATTTCTGTTTAAGGATATATAATGCATATGAGATGATATTAAAAGGAAGCAAAAAAGTATTATCTCCTGAAGAAGGATTATCTTCAAATCGGTTTATATTAAAGAAAAAAGGTATCTAAATTGAATACCTTATCAATAACCAATAAAGAAATAAAGGCCAAAAAGAAATTCCTTTTGGAACAAAACAGGCAATTTAGTACGGAGTTTAAGGAACTCCCAGTAAGTTACTATACAGCAAATATGGTTAACGCGCCGGTTAAGGCTTTTAGAAACAAAAGTTTTTTAGTACAAATATTCACCTTTGAAGGATATACCAGGTTATCTATAAATAGAACAGAAATTGATAATAATGGTAACTGGGTTGATGGTATTACATGGGACGAACTGCAGATGATAAAGAATTCTGTTGGATTTAGCAATTACGATGCAGTAGAAGTTTATCCGGCAGAAAAGAATTTGGTGAATGTTTCAAACATGAGGCATCTATGGATAATGGATAAGCCATTGCCATTCATATGGAGAAAAATATCTTGCTAAAAAGGAAGGATGATACAATTGAATAAAATATTAAAATATATAAGCGAAATAAAAATAGAATTATCAGGTGGATTAGCAATATATGCTATTTTAACCATGCTTTTTGGCTTCCTGATAACCATCATTAAAATACTTAAATGGACAGGAATATATAATGGGCAATGATATTTCAACTATTTTAATCATTTGGGGCATTGGATTACTAATAATACAATATTTATGTGTATTCGGGAAGCTTCATTCCGGAGGATTTGAAAGGAAAGAAGATTTCATAAAAGATTGTAATCCTTTTAGTTTTTGGTACAGGGGGATATGCCGCACATTAACAACTATATTAAATAATTGGAAAAGCTTAAAGGAATAATATGCAAATTGATATAGGCGTGAAAATAGATTTGTTAGTCCTTAATGAAACAAAAGCTCTTATTCAGGCTAATTCCGGAGGAGGGAAATCATGGCTTTTAAGACGAATTATCGAAGAAACAGCGGATTTAATACCAACAATTATCTTTGATGTAGAGGGAGAATTTGGCACTATCAGAGAGAAATATAAGAATTTCATCCTGATAGGGCAGGAAGGTGATATTAAAATAAACCTTAAATATGCCGAAAAACTCTGCAGGAAATTACTTGAGACAAATTACTCTGCAATAATCGATCTATATGAATTAGATCCTCTACATAAGCGCCTATTTGTAAAGAAATTTTTGGACGAACTTATTTCTTTACCGAAAGATTTATGGAAACCTACACAGATTATTATTGATGAAGCACACCTGTTTTGCCCGGAAAAAGGGCAGGCTGAAAGCAGCAATGCAGTTATTAACCTGCTTTCCCGCGGAAGGAAGCGAGGATATAATACAATATTAGCAACGCAGAGACTCTCAAAGCTTCATAAGGACGCAGCGGCCGAATGTAATAATAAGTTTATAGGCAGAGCAGGACTTGATATAGACAGGAAAAGGGCTGCTGAGGAACTTGGAATGTTAACAAAGCAGGAAGTTTTATCGTTGCGTGAACTTGCTGCAGGTGAATTCTACGTATTTGGGCCGGCAGTATCAAAAGATGTTCAGAAAATAAAGGTTAATTCTGTAAAAACAATGCACCCGAAAGCCGGAATGAGGGCCATAAAACCTTCCGAACCCTCGGAATCAATAAAAGCAGTACTGGCAAATTTCAGGGATATCCCGGAGGAAGCTGAGAAGGAAAAAGAAACTATTGAGAGTTTGCAAAAGGAGATAAAGGAATTAAAAATAAATGCTGCACTTCAACCTGAATTAAAACGGCTTAAATTGGAAATCCAATCCTTAACTTCTGAAAATAAAAGCATGGAAGAAGAAGCAATTCTTTTAGAAGATATAATTGAAGATTTATTAAAAATCATGCATGAACTTCATAATTCAGGAATTAACAGGTATAAAGAATACTCGATCAGGTTGCAAAATAGGAAAAAAGCTCTTGAAATAAGTTCGAATGACCTCCCTTTGGTCACACCCGATCTTAGACAAAACAGGCCAATACAGAAATCTGATATTCCATTGGATGAACTAATAGGTCATCATAAAGAAATAGGCGGGAATAGAATCAATAATTTGGTTAAACCTATTGGAGAGCCTATAGAGAAGATACAGAAATTAGGCAAGGCTCAAAAACTAATATTGGCTTTTCTTGCCTTGCAACCTCTAAGAAAATTTACACAAATCCAGGTGGGAATAATGACAGGCTATGCCCCGAGGAGCGGCAGCTTTAACACTCATTTAAGCGGTTTATCAAGTGCAGGTTTAATTATGCGCGAACAGGGAATGATTTCATTAAATAAAGATTATTTATTAAATATAAAAAACGCACTCAATGATGAGATTGATCCCAGCCTTTTTGATAAAAGTAAATGGCTGGAAAAACTAGGGAAAGGAGCAAAGCTGATATACCAGGTTTTACTTGATAATCCGGAAAGAAGCTTTTCAACGGCCGAACTTGCTAAATCAACAGGATATCAATTATCAGGTAGCTTTAATACATACTTATCCAAATTATCGACTCTTGGTTTAATAGAAAGATTTTCCGGACAAATAAAATTGTCTTCCGAAATAAAAGATTTTTAATTAAGTTAACATATAAGGGCTTATATATGGAAACAATAGAAACTTATTTAACTCATTATAAGCATTTTATAAAAATGCTTCCAACAGGGGAAAAGAATGCCCTTTTGCAGGAAGAATTGTATAAAAGATATGTAAAAGCGCTTCAGGCATATGATATTCAATATAATGACCCTAAATATTTGATTTCAAAGGACACATTCCGGAGAATAGTTAGAAAACTATCTGAAGATGCAAGGGTACATGGAATACGTATCGTACACAGCCAGAAGGGTATTTATTTGGCAGCTAATGAAGATGAATGGAATAAGTTCGTTGCCCAGGAAAGCCATAGAGCCGGCAGCATCTTACAACAACTGGCAGGCGGTTCCGGTAAATCGCTGAAGAGGTTAATAAATGAGGTATACTTTGAATCAAAAAAAGAATCTCAATTTCAGGAGCAGTTAAGTTTTGGAGATAGATTATAATGGATAAAGAGGCTAAAAGATTTTTGTTTAATGATAAAGATAAAGAAATATTCAAGGTATTAATGAATGTTAATACCGGACTGGGAAACTCAGCAAAATCTTTTATCGTAAATATGAATGGCCTTATAGAAAGTGAAGAATCTCTAATTTCACAAAAACAGAGAGATTATGGATTATATCTGATATATAAATACAGAAAGCAGATAAATAATATTAGATTAATTGAAGAAGCAACTAAAAAGATTAACGCTGGGGAAATAAACTTTGCCACAGATAATGACCGGATAAAGGCAAAGAAATTTATTAAACAGAACATTGAACAAGAATTAGATACATACCAAATAAATTTATTTTAGGGAGGGAAAAATGGGTAAGGAAATAGAAAAAAAGCTTAATAAAGCAAAAAGTATCATAGAAACTAACTTCCCGGATTTATTCAGCATTATTTTAATCTTACTGCAGAGAAAATATCAAATCTTGAGAAATCTGTTCATGATCTACAAATACTCGTTAAGCAGCAATCAGAATTAATTTCAAATTTGGTTAAAGAAAAAACACTCAGTACAGTAAATAATTAAAAAGGGTGAAGACATTTTAAAACAAAATAACTAACTACTGGAATTATGGGAAGAAGAAAAACAGGCCTTGAATATTATTCGCAGGATGTTACCTGGGATAAGAAGGTAATAATATTTAAAGCTAAATATGGATTAACTGGTGTAGGATTTTTAGTCTCACTTTATCAGGAAATTTATAAAGAGGGATATTATTGTAAATGGGGTGAAGATGAAAAACTGCTTTTTTGTGCTGAAAACAGAATAGAGGATAGTCAGTTTATAGATATGCTCAATTTTGCATTTAATAAGGATATTTTCAGTAAGGAACTCTATGATAAATATAAAATACTATCTTCATCAGGAATTCAGAAGAGATACATTGATGCATCTGTTAAAAGAACTTCAATAAGTCTCACAAAAGAATATTTATTAATAAAACCCGATGTCCCGGCATGGTCAAAATTGAAAATTGATATAAACAGTAAAGAACCTGATCTATTTGAAAATAATTTAGATTCTAAAAACATTGTTGTAGAATCGGAAACAGTAGTTCCAGAACCGGAAACAGTAGATTTAGATAGCGGTGAGCCGCAAAAGAAAAGAAATGAAAGTAAAGGAAAAGAAAGAAGTAAAAGAGAAATTGATTCCGAAGAATCGGAATCCCCTCACCAAGATTTTATCGATGAAATTTTAGCATTGTTTTGCGAAGAATATGAAAAAAATATGGAAATGCCTTTTGAAATCATGAACAAAGGGAAGGAGCGGAAGGCTATAGGCAAGCTTTTAGGATTTTATAAACAAAAAAACAAAGCTTCTCCTAAATCGGCCGAGGAAACGAAAAATGACATGAGGATTTATTTTGAAGCTTGCGTACAAATACAGGAGTCCTGGTATAGGGACAATATGACACCTGCTTTAATCGTGAGTAAATTTCAAGAAATTAACACAATATTAAAAAATGAACGAAAAAATGGCAGCAAAGGCGGAATTAACACTGGTAGGAAGTCTGCAGCAACAGCTGAGGGAATCCTTAACTCGCTCAACAAGCATTTTAATCTCACGAGTACCGAGGGAGACCACGGATAGAGGCATAAGCATTTATGAGGGAGCATTAACTTTGCCGGAATTGCTGAGGCAAACTTTGGAAATAGTAAAAGCTTTCCCGGCTTTAAATAATGATTTCATAGATGTTCTACACAGACGGATAAAAGAGAAAAACTTTTCGGACACACGGCTGATAGATGCAGTAAATCATGTAATCGATACTTGTGTCTATCCAACACCTACAGTGGCTAGTTTCATCGGGTTTAACAAGTATACAGAATTATTAACATATGGGGATATGATGAAAGGTTTGGCTGATGATAAGGATATTTTTAACCGATATGATACAGTAAAAATTGAGGGAGTAACTAAGGCTATGTACGCAAAAAAAGAAGATATTGAAAAATATAATTTTATGAGGTGGGAAGGAAATGCTTAAATTACTTGTATTATTATTAAAACTATCAGAATTGATTTGCAAAGGAGATATGGGCTATAAACCCGGCCTAACGATTATAATGTCCAATGAAAATGGTGAAAAGCCGCTTTGGGTGAGTAATTTGAAAGAAGGGAAAGATATTAGAGTATTAAAAACGGTACTTAATAAAACTTTGACCGAAAGGAATTAATCGTAAAATATGGAACAAATTAAAAATAATTTAGGCAATGTAATTCCTGATAATATTGATAATGCCATAAAATATCTTGCGCATTTAAAAAAAGAAATAGTGTATCCAATTTTAAAACATTCAGAGGGAAGCTTCCTTATCCAGTGCCAGTTGGTTTTGGGTAATGATATTATTAAAAAATGGAAACTCAAAGAGAAAAAAGAAGAGAAAAAAAATAATATCATAAAAGAATTTAATTCTCTAGGTATATATGAAAGCAGTGATATGTCGGGAATAATGATCACTGGTATGCAGAGACACCTTAATAAAAATCCTGTAAATATGGAGCAAATAGTCTCAGTATATAAAAAAATAATTGAAAATAATGAAGAAAATTCCTTTGTAAAAAAAGAAAATTTGTAATAAATTAACAGTTAAAAGTCATTAACAATAAATTAATTTAGGAGCAACATGGACTGCCAACAATACAAATCACAATTTAATCTTAGTAGAATTGAAGACTTAATTGCTGATTTAATACCAGCAGAAAATGCACATCTGGAATCTCAAACTAATGTGCTGGAGGCTAAATATAGAAAAGGGGTATTGACCGCATTATATGTCAATGGGAAGTACTGCTTGGACAAAGTAAGCAGAGCTGAAGAAACTCTAACCATCTTGCTAAATGAAACCAGGCGGTTTTTGAGAAAAAACTATACAGGTTCTTTAAGAATTGAGCAATGTATTATTAAAGGCAAAACAAAAACAATTCAATTTGGCCTTTCCAATTACATTTACAAATCATAAAGGAAAGAAAATGCTAAGATTAATACGTCCTTTAATAGTTCTTGATACTGAAACCACCGGATTAGATATAAGCCATGATGAAATAATAGAATTATCGTTGCTTAAGATTTACCCGGATGGCAATAAAGAAATCAAAAATTATCGATTCTTGCCCTTCACACAAATAAAAAAAGAAGCACAGGATGTTCATGGGATTAGTATCGAGGATCTGAAAGAATGCCCAAGATTTGGTGAAAAAGCAGCTGAGATCTATGATTTCATAAAGGAATGCGATATAGCAGGATTTAATCTGAGAGGCTTGGATTTGCCATTGTTAGCAGAGCACTTTTTGGTTTCTGAAATATTTTTTGAGGTTAATGATATCATTATCCTGGATGCAGGAACAATTTTCAAGAAAAAGGAACAAAGAACTTTATCAGCTGCCGTTAGTTTCTATCTGAATAAAGAACATGAGAATGCTCATGGTGCTGAAGCTGATACAATTGCAACATATGATGTCTTGCTTGCCCAGATAGAAAAATATCCAGATTTGGGTAAGACTCCAGAAGAAATTGCAAAATATTCATCCTATGAATTGAAATGTCTTGATATGGCTGGTAAAATAGGAATAAACGAGCGGGGGCTGCCGATATATAATTTTGGAAAATATAAAGGGTATTTGGTAAGTAATTATCCTGATTATGCAGAATGGATGCTATCAAAGGATTTCCCGCGATACACTAAGAAGGTATTGAGAGAATATTTATCAGGTTTATATTGCCACAATATAGGAGAAGAGGCAATATCGCAGGAAAATAATCAGGAACAATCACAAACGGAAGATGACGGTTTACCATTCTAAAACTATAATATAAAAGGAACAAATTATGTCAGCTATTAAAAGGGTTCTATTGTCAATATTAACATTTATTTTCTTCCCGGTTATTGAAGCAGTAAAAGCAATTGAAAGATCAATAAAATCTTTGGAGCAGGAAACCAGGGTTAACGGAGCACGAATAATCAAAGCTAATACAGATTTGTTTAATGAAATAAATGAATCCAAAATGAGTATTGCTATAAGAGATATAAATGAAAAGATCGGCCTGATGATGGAAATAATTTCAGGAACGCAGGAGAAGATTGGTTTAGTTGAGGTTATAAATGATATATCAAAAAAACCAGCATTTCCAGTTTTGTTTAACTTAGCTGGTAAGACCTTTAACCTTTTGTATGAAAAAGAAATAGCGTTTGAAGTTCTATACAACAGAGAGGAAGAAGTAATAGAATGTAAACTATTGATTGGGAATAGAAAAGTTGAAACAGTAAAATTATCTTTAATTGCTCCAGTTGAAGATAATAATCCTAATCGTGCTATAATAGATCATGGAAGAGTTCTGCTTAGAAAAGCTGGATTATATCAAATTGGCGGGAAAAAACACAGTTTAAGTGAAATAATAGGTATAAAGGCTGCACATATTCTTATTAGTTTTGCCCAGCGGAATGAAAAAATCCTACCACGGGAATTGTATGATATTTGCTCAACAGCATATATTGAAACAATCCGTCCCTTATATGAGCAGGAAGCTAAGGGGGTTGATGTTCAGGATACCGAGGCTGATTCTATAAATCCAGCCACTGAAAATCCACAAGAAGAAGTTAATCGTTTTGATGGGTATTTAAACAAAGGGGAGGACCAAACTAAAGAAGAGGCAGCAGAAGTTGATAGTGATATTGTTGCTGAAGGTATTCCGGGCGAAGAAACAAATGCTGTAGGTATACCAGGTGAAAATGAAGCGACCAAAATATTTAATATTAGTAGTAAATAAGGCCTGAAACACTAAATGTATAAGATATGTACTCACTGTAATACAAATTATCCTGCTACCAATGAATTCTTTTCAAAGGCAAAAAAAAGGAAAGATGGGTTAGCAGCGATATGCAAACAGTGTAAAAAGGAGTCTTATTTAAGAAATAGTGATGAAAGAAGGAAAAAAGCCCGGGAATATTACTATAAGAATCGGGTTAGCAAGTTAGAATATGCTAAAGATTATCAGAAAAAGAATGAGGGAAAAACAAAGTTATATTTGAAAAACTATAGAAAAGAGAATAAAAAGAATATTCGTGAATATTATGAATCAAACCGGGCTTTACTTATTGAGAAGAAAAAGGAGTATAGAAAGAATAATAGGGGAAAAATTAATACCTATAAGCGTGAATTCAGAAGAGAAAACAAAGAGAAAGTGACAGCATATAGTCGTGAATATTATAGGAAAAACAAGGATGTCTTTAGGGTTGATAGGCTAAAAAGAAAAAGTAATAAAAAAGGTTTAATCTCTTCCTATTCGCGGAAGGAATGGCAAGAGTGTAAACAGTTTTTTAATCATGCTTGTGCGTATTGCGGATCGAAAGATAGTTTAACACAAGATCATGTTATTTCAATATCGAAAAATGGCCCTTATGCTGCAGACAATATAGTTCCTTCTTGTGGAAGTTGTAATTCTCGGAAAAACAATAAAGATATGGAAACATGGTACAGAATGCAGAAATTCTATAGTGAGGAAAGAGAAACGGCGATAAGAAAATACATATGGGAAAAATCAGCTAATAAAGAAACAATCTATTAATCTCAAAAAGAAACATGCCAAGAAAGCCAAACATAGAACTTGAAAATAAGGTATACGAAGCCCTGAAGAAAAATAATTTCAAGCACCTCAGGGAAATAGCGAAACAGTTTGACTTATCACTCGGGACAGTTAGTAAAATGAAGGACCGGGTAGAGGCAAGAGCGGCCGGCAAAACCCATAAGAAGAGGAAGAAAAAGACCACACAAAAAACAATAAGAAAACTTCAAAGTGCTGCAGTTGGCAATCAAATGATAAAACGCAGCCAGATAATAGTGAATAATGTAATTGACGTGCTGGCAGGCCTGAAATACTCAGTAAGCAACCTGGAGGAAATGCAGGACAAATACAGCAAAGAAGATAAAGAAATAATTAGCGAATTAAAGGGCCTTAATGAGAAAATAGAAGACTTTCTTGAAACATGCGTAGAAGAACCAAATTCATTAGAAGAAGCCGAAGCCAGAATAAAAGCAAAAATGGAGATGGTAGTTAGGATAGGGGACAGTATTAATAAGGTAAATGATTATTACAGAAGAGATACTCTCAGAATTAAAACTATTCAGGAATTAAGAAAACAATTTGAAACCTTTGTTAATATGGAAATAGTAGCAAAGGGAATAACTCAAGTAAAAGAAATAATAATTGTATTATTTGAAGCAACATCGGTATTAGATGATAAATCCTATATTAAATACAGAGACAAAGCAATCGAACTCAATCCCATTGTTAGGGGACTTTTCATTGACCACGAAACGGAAGTGGAGCAATCAGGAGAACCAGAAGAAGCACAGGTTATATATACAAACGAGCAGAACTAGTCCGTTCAGAAAAGATGTTGAACTGGTTAATATAAAAGTGTTTGCAAATGAGTTCATGAAGCGATTTCCCGGAGAAAAGCAGCTACAGGTATTGTATGCCATAAACGGTGATAAACCTGGGCAATGGAATACTGATTACCATGAAATAGCACTTGAAATCGGAATGAAAGGCGGTAAGAACTGGATTCTTGAAATAGATGCAGCCTTCACAATGTACTATATCGAATGCCTTATTGATCCTCATGCATATTTTTCAAATATAACCAAAAGGCTAATCCCATACTCAATTGATAAGACTTTTGATCTTATAAATGTTTCCGTAGTTGATGAAAAACAAGCACAGAGAGCATTTTTTGACAGTGTGAAAAAAGCTATTAAGCTTACTATGGATCCCAAAACCGGCGATAACTGGTTTGAACGTTACACAGATCTGGATTTGAGGGAAGAATATGGAGATTTGAAAAGAAAAGAAATTGTTTTCCCAACCAGGCAAAGAGGAGCAGGTGGAATCCGGGTGATGAGTTTTAATAGTGCAGCTGCTGCCCCTGAAGGACTCCATATGTTAAAGTTTTACGCAGATGAACTTTCTAGGGCAAATACAAAAGCAAAATATATTGAAGCTGATAAATTGTTAAAGCTAGGACTAATGAACACAGCTGTATCTTTCCCAAACAGAGTTGGGAAAGCAGTGGGTTGGGCATATCCAAATGATACCGATTATGATTTGGCACATGAAAGGTATGAATTAAGCTTAAAGGAAGAATCGATTTTTGGCATGCGGCTATCCACTTATGAATTTAATCCCTCAGTGACAAGAGAATTTTTTGCTGATCAGTATAGGGCCGATCCCATTGATGCAGCCATGAAATTTGATTGTATTAAACCTCTTTCTAAGGATAATTTTTATCAACCCCATTCCTATAAGCTTGAGGAGGCAATAAATAAGAATCTCTCCAATATAGTTGAGTATAAGCAAATAATTAAAACTGGACACACCAATGATGGAAGAGAATATAAAAGAACCGGTATTGAAATATTATCCTTAAGGGGAGACAAGAAAGATAGATGTTTTGCTTTTGATGCCAGTAAAACAAAAGACAGATTTGTTATAGCTGGAGGTTATTCGGAGACAATTGACCCGTTAAAAATAGAATTGATGATTGATAACCAGACAGAGATTGTAGTAACGAATAAGAAGCCAATTGTTGATTTTTTAATGGTAATAGAACCAAAAGATAAATGCCCTGTAGATTATCCAGGTATTGGAAATATTTTTACCGCCATACTAAAAGCATTCCCGAACACAAAGAAAATAAGCAGTGACCATTTTCAGAATGAAAAAGTAAGGCAAGAGATAGAGAACAAGGGAGTTATCGCTGAGACCTACCCCTTTAGTAATTCAATGCAGCTCAAACTCTACCTTCTTAAAAGATGGGATATTTGGACAAACAATATTGAAATATGTAATGACGAATATGAGCATCATAAGATAAAAATTGGTAGCAGACATATATCCCCATCGGAGTTGTGGTTACTTGAGGGGCAGAAACTAATTAAACAAGGCCCTAAAATAGATCATCCCAAAGATTTCAGTAAGGACGCTCAGGATGCGGTGGTTATCCTGGTGAATGACCTTATGAGATTAGAGGTAGAAGGAGTCACTAATATGGCTAATGGGATTGAAGCATTAACCGAAGAAAAATTCCGTGAACTGGTGGAAAAGTACATGGATATTAAATCAGAACTTATTGCTGATGATGTGGGTAGCAACGATATAAATAAGATAATAAGTGAAAGATTAGGTTTAAAGGATAATGATGTAAAGAGAATAGCGAGGTTCGTGAAAGAAAATTATAATTTCTAAATGATAACATTAACAGATAAAGGCTAAAAACTATATGTTTATTGAAGGCATAGACCTATTTTGTGGAGCAGGCGGCACAACCAGCGGAGTGCATCGGGCAAGATTTAAAGGTGAAAGAATTGCAAGGATAATTGCCTGTATAAATCATGATCCGAAAGCAATTAAAAGTCACGCAGCTAACCACAGGCAGACAAAACACTTCATTGAAGATATAAGGAATTTTGATGTCTCCAGATTCCCTACATGGACACCAGGGGCAATTACTTTCCTTTGGGCAAGTCTTGAATGTACAAATCATTCTAATGCTAAGGGTGGATTAAGCCGGGATGAAGACAGCAGGACACTTGGAGTGCACTTATACCGGTATATAGAATATCTTAAACCTGATTATATACCTATTGAAAATGTACGGGAATTTTTGGAATGGGGACCGCTTATTGTTAAAGAGAAAAAGACAAAAGAAGGCTATTTGGTTTCTTTACTTCATTATAATAAAAAAGAAAAGAAGCTTAAACCAGTAATGGCTCCCGATCCATTACATAAGGGTGAATACTATAAGGAATGGGTACAAAAAATAAAAAGTTACGGATATGACTATGATTATCGTATCCTCAATGCAGCCGACTATGGAGAACACACTCACAGAAAAAGACTATTCATAATGTTTGCAAAACATGGATTTCCGCTTGCAGAATGCTGGCCCGAACCGACTCATAGCAAAAAAGGGGGTGGATTATTTAAGCTGAAAAAATGGAAACCAGTTAAAGAGTGTCTTGATTTTGAAGATCATGGTGAAAGTATTTTTGCAAAGGGTTTATGTGAGAATACATTAAAAAGAATCTATGCGGGGTTGATTAAGTATGTGGCTGGGGGTGAGGACGCATTTATACAGCAGTATAACTCCGGAAGTGATTCCAACAGAGTAATTTCCCTTAACAATCCCTGCAATGCAATACCTACTAGGAATAGATTTGGGTTAGTGCAACCTGATTTCCTTATGAAATACTATGGTACCGGGAAGAACGTACAGAGTATTCAGGAACCTGCAGGAACAGTAAGAACTAAGGACACATTCGCAAAGATAGCAACAGAATACTTTATTGACTTGCAGTATTCCAAAGGACAAAAGAACCATCCCATAGATAAGCCATGCAGCAGTATATTAACAAATCCCAAGCAAAGGTTAGTGAAAGTTGAACAATTAAGCTTTATCGATGAAACCTATGGCAAGAGTAAATGCGCATCTGTGGAAAAACCTGCGGGCAGCATGACAACAAATCCCAAGCAGAACTTGATTACTGCAGAACCGTGGCTGATGGACACACCGTTCAATAATACCGGCAGTTCCATTGGCGAGAGCGGCCAAGTAATAACAGCAAATCGCAAATATCACTACCTGATGAATCCGCAGTATAAAAACAAAGGTGGAGATGTTAATGACCCCTGCTTTACTCTCATAGCAAGAATGGATAAACGTCCGCCGCATTTGATAACCACAGAGGCTGGATATGTTGCCATTAAGATAAATGAAACCGATTCTGCGATGACAAGAAAGATAAAAGAGTTTATGGCTCTATATGGGATTATTGATATAAAAATGAGAATGCTGAAGGTGAAGGAGCTCTTAAAAATACAGGGATTTGGAGAGAAGTATAAATTATATGGTACTCAGAGCGATATGAAAAAGTTTATCGGTAATGCAGTGTGCCCATTGGCAGTGAAAAGATGGATTGAATCTATCTATAAAGCGAACATTGAGTTTAAACAGATTATGGAAGCTGCATAGTGGATATTACTAACAGAATACTTCAGGGTAATAATTATGAAATTCTGGACCAGCTGCCGGCAGGTTATTTTCACACAATTGTAACCAGTCCTCCCTACTGGGGCCTTAGAAATTACAAAACTATACCGCAAATATGGCCAAATCCTGATAAAGAGATAATATGCAAACATAACTTTCTACTAAACCAGAAGATGTTGAGAACGGGGGGTGAGAATGGCAAGATGACAAATACTAAAAAGCAAAGAGCAGTTATTGATGTGAATACTTGTTTCTGCAGCAAATGTGGGGCATGGAAAGGGGAACTTGGATTAGAGCCCACACCAGAACTTTATATACAACATTTAGTTATGATATTCAGAAAAGTATGGAGAGTATTGAGAGATGATGGAACTTTCTGGTTAAACCTGGGGGATAGTTATTGGGGTTCAGGCGGAACATCTGGACACAATGAAAATACAACTAATATGGGACGCAAAACTCATAGCTATGGAGCAACATCCTCATTAGCATTGACATTGAAAAAGCATCCAGTTTATAAAGCCAAAGATTTATGTATGATTCCGGCCAGAATAGCAATTGCTCTACAGGAGGATGGTTGGTTCTTAAGGAGCGATATAATATGGAGCAAACAAAATCCGATGCCAGAAAGTGTTATAGACAGACCAACGAAAAGTCATGAATATATATATCTTCTTACTAAAGCACCTCACTATTATTATGATGCAGTAGCAATCAGGGAAAAACCGGAAGCAAAGTTTAAGGGGCAAAGCTATCATAACCCAAATAATCCTAAATATGTTTCAATACCTGATGAACATTATAAGCAGCAGTTTAATGGAAGGGTTTGGGGTGAACCTACCGGCAGGAATAAGAGAAGTGTTTGGACTATTGCGACAACACCTTTCCCAGATGCTCATTTCGCAACATTCCCACCTGCTTTAGTTGAACCAGCAATTTTAGCAGGTACCAGTGAATATGGGTGTTGTAGTATATGTGGGAAACCTTATGAAAGAATTATCGAAAAACCTAAACTGGCACAAAGCGAGGGAGAGAAAGCAGAGAAACAATACAGAAGAAGAGAAGGAGACTATAGTAATATGCCTGGTTGGGAGAATTATAAAACTAATAAAACAAAATATGAGGCTAAAGAAACTGCAGGCAAATTAGCAAAATATAGAAATGAGATGAGGGCGGAAGGCATTGAAACAATGCCAGAAATAAAGACCATTGGCTGGAAAAAGACTTGTAAGTGTAATACTAAACAACATGTCCCATGCAGGGTCCTTGATCCTTTTGCAGGTTCCGGAACCACAGGCCAGGTAGCAAGGCAAGCAGGCAGGGAATTTACAGGAATAGAACTTAATCCGGATTATATCAAAATCAGTGATAAAAGGATAGGCCATTTATTATCTCAGATGGATATACAATTATAAACAATAGGTGAGCAAATGTTAAACTTTTGTTTTGTCACATTATTACTTGACTGGTTCTGCAACAATTATTCCTTTTCAATTGTCACGATAGAGTATCCCTATAATGGATATTTCAGATGTGATAGTTTATTTGCTGTTGAGTTTGTAGAGCACCAATGGTATTTAGAATTATTTTTTATAACAATTATTGGCGAAAAAAGGTTACATGAATAAGTATGATATACCTCCTGTAGGTATAATTAAAACTATGCCGGTTGAATGGGTAAAAGATTTACCAAAAGGAGTAAAGGGCTGGGAACAGGACTTTATGCATAAGTTGAATAATAATGAAGAGGATTCATGGCTTTATAACCTATCCGGAAAACCACAATATAAGGTTTTATACTTCTACATAAACTTTGATAATGCCATAAGGTATAGGGCCAATATTGTAGGCTACCAAAAAGGAGGTTCAATTGAGTGCTATACAGGAGGTATTAAATCCGGTAAGATATGGGTGGAGGTCACGGCACCTGTAATTAAGGCTATACACCCAATAGCAATGCAGGGATTCCAGGGCTTTAGATATGTGCAGGAGGTAATATTTTGATAGTAGAACCAAATGATATTCAGGTAATGAATGATAAAAAGAATCAAAGTAATTTACACGCAGAGTTGTCACATAGAGCAATACGATGGATTAATAATAAAGCCACACAAAGAGGTTTAAGAACAGGTGTTGAGATATGGATAGATAAAAAATATACTGTTGATGGTCTGGCAATAGGTGATTGGCAATTAAGATATGATGAATATTATGGAAGTAACATTAAAAGAGTGGATGACCTGGTATTTATCTTTGAGGCAAAGGTAAGTAGGCCAGATTTTCTTAAAACATTTAAAGAAAATGGCAATTCTCATGATAATAGGCTTTCCCCAATAGGAAATTTTCACTGGATTATAGCACCAATGGGATTATTGTCTCCAGAAGAAATTCCCACCTTCTGGGGATTGTTGGAAGCAAAGGGAAGGTCAGTATTTGAAACAAAGAAGCCAATATATCAAACAATTAGCTTGGAAAGATTACATGCAATTGGCTATTGGCTACTTAGACAACTTTATAAATATGGGTATCCTGAAAATCTTGAAAGGTTAAAGTGTCCGGAATGTACAGGAGAAAAGTTATGAGCAGATTTTCAGGATGGACGATGAAGGATATTGAGAAACTAAGTGAAAAAGGAATTAGTCACACGTTTGTTAATGCTGAAGGTAACTTAGAAAATGGCAAGAAAAAAAAGAGAAAAGCAAAAAAAGAAACAGTTGATTATTGCGCTCCTATTGTTGCAGCTTTAAAAATGATAGGGGTAGAGGCAGAAAGGGAATATAAATTCTTGCATGACAGAAGATTCAGATTTGATATAGCAATCCCCGTTCATAAAATAGCAATTGAGTTTGAAGGTGGCACATTTACAGGTGGCCGCCATACCCGGGGAGCAGGATACAGCAAGGATGCTAAAAAATATAATCTGGCCACAATGCATGGCTGGAGGTTATTGAGATATACAACCGATAGAACAAATAAACTTAATTGGGAATTTGAAATAGCAGACGAAGTTCAAAAACTAATAAATAAATAGGAGCATATATGAGTGAAATAATAAACAATTATTACGGGGAATTTGAGGTTAGTGGAAGATGTTCGGGGGAATGTTGCAAACATTTTGGAATAATGGGACTTACTTTAGAAGAAATAAAATCTCCAAGACGTGATCACACTGCGGATATTGAAATAATCCGAGATATGCTGATTCCATTAACAATTGAACAAATTGAAGAAATAAATAAGCAGGGTGAACACAGTTATAAAGTGGATGAGATAGGTAAAATATTTACCTGCAAACATTATGATAGAGCTACTCATGATTGTAAAATTTATGATACCCGGCCTGATATGTGCAGGATATATCCATTTTGCCGGGATGGAAAATGTGAACATAAAGGGTGTACATATAAAGTTGTAAATAAGTCGGAAGAGAGGATTAATACTCTTTATAGTGAAATTACTTCTGATATTGACAAACAAAAAGAAGGAGCATAAAATGGAAAAATGCCTAATTACTTTTGCTTCAGGGACAGAAATAAGAGAAATGAATATAGCAAAAAATGGTATAATGATAATTAAATCAAAAGATGAAATCCCATTAAATTACCTCCAGAATTTACAAAATGAACTAAGGGAAAAATGTGGATTCCGTGGAAATATCATTGTTTTTCAGAATGGGGCTGAAATAGAAGTATCTAACAATAATCCATTCTCAAACATTCTCACAGATGAACAATATCAAAAATTAGATGAACTAAAAGTGTTTGATAGTATTACATTGAGAAATATTGCAATCAGACAAATGTACAAAGAATCTGCAATTCTCAAACCAGGTGAAAAAAAGAAAAGTGTAAGTGAGAGATTAAAACCAATTCAGGAATTATATCCGCATTTAACATTTGACTCATTAAGAAAAATAGCATATGGAGAGAGATAATGAAAATAAAAATAACAAGTAAACTGATAGAAAAACTGATGGCAAAGGCAATTATGCCAATACCAACAAATCCTGTAATCTTTGCATTAGGTTATTTCTTGCTGGAGGTAAAGGATAATGAAATAATTATTACTGGCAGCGATATGATGTCAGTAGTAGAAGCCAGAGAGCAGATAAAGAGTGAAGGTAATTGTAAGATTTTAATTCCTGCAAAACTAGCTTATAATCTTATAGCAACTTTAAATGAGGATATTGTTCTTAATATTAAAGAGAAAAAACTAGTTCTGGAAAATAAAACAGGGAATTTCAATATACCCATATTGACTGATTTATCTGATTACCCGCAAACTGCAGAAGTGAGCGGGACAAAGATAGAATTAATTCCTAAAGATGTTGTATTAAGAGCAATCCAGTTCGTGGAAGATTGTATTGCCAGTGATAATATCAGAGCATCAATGGCCGGAGTATTATTTGATATAATGAAAGATTGTATAAAAATTGTTGCGACAAATGGACATAAATTATCAATATTTAGAATTGATGTTAATACTCCCAACGATCTAATACCTGCAAAAATAGTAATACCAAAAGAGGCTATTTCTATATTAAAAAAGTATACCGCGAAGGACGGCAATTTAGACATAATCTATAATCAAACACATGTAAAATTCATAATTGATAATGATATTGTGGTTTCCAGATTGATCGGAGACGCATTTCCGGCTTATGAAAAGGTAATACCGGAGAATAATAATATAGAGGCTTATATCAATAAATCGGATATAATTAGTTCAATAAAACGATTGAATTTGTTGTCCTACGAAAACAGTATTAAAACGGAATTATTATTCAAAGAAAATTCCCTTCTACTGAAAACCGAAAATGCCGAACAGGGCCGGTATGGTGAAGAAAAATATGAATGTAAGTTTAGCAGTGATGAATTACTAATCGCTTTTGATGGAGTCAAACTATTTAAAACACTTGATAAATATCCTTCGTCTGAAATAAAGTTATCTTTTAAGAATGCCAGTTCTGCAATGGTGGTGACGGACCCTAATGATGATAGATCATATTCTTTACTTATGCCGATGAGAATGTAATGGAAACTATTGATATTCTAAACGAAATTACAGAGATATCAGCTTTTCTTACCCAAAGGTATAATCATAATTCAGGGGAAGAATTAAAAGAATATCTCAGCACTCTCAATTCATATATTGCAAGGTTGCCCGCTCTTGAAGCCGAAGCCGAATTCCTGTTGCTTAAAGCTCGTGGCAATTATTCTCATACCGAGGCAACAAAAACAAAAAAGGGTCAAGTAAGCGTCACTCTTTTCAGGGAAATGCTAGATAGTGAGTGTGCCTTACAAAATAAAGTATTCAAATTTGTTTACAGGCTGAATAAAAATATACTTGAAATTCATAAAGGAGTTATAACACAACTCTCATATGAGAAAGCCCAGGCACCCAGCAGAACAGAAAATGATTTAATATCAAAAATAAACCAAATGGACCGGCAGGTTAAGTCGCTTACCTATGAAGTAAGGAATTTATCCGCCGCAAGCCCATTATAGGAGGTAATATGGTTAAAAATAAATATAAATGCGATTGTCCATGCCATAATAATCAGAATGTTAAACATGTTATATCCTGCTGCGTAAGTTGCCCTGAATGTGGGCAAAGGATAAAAAGGGGGATGCTGGACAAGCACCTGGAAGAGTGTGGTAAAAATAAGCTTAACAAGGTAACTGAAATAAACCTAAGAAAGTGAGAGGATAATGGTAGAAAATATTTGTTCCATCACAATTTTCTGGAGCTTGGTCGGTATCCCATTAGCATTTATTTCAGATAAGCTTTTATGTTCTTTAGAAAATAAATATCCTAAAACTATAGCAATTATTACTTGTTTAATTCTTGGACCAATTATCAGCTATTTCTTATGGGTATCTGAACTTTATGATAAATCAAAGAGTAAAAATCATGAAAATTAACAACGAACTAGACATAAATCCTTTTGAGGATGGCAGGGAGGCTTTGTTAGATGGCTTAGTACAAAAATACCGCGCTGTTAAACAGATGATTCTTGATAAAAAACTTACCAGGAAAGAAGGGGAGAAAGAAATACCTTTAGCCCCACATGACAGTAATTATGCTAAAGTTTTTAACGACCTATATAAGATCGAGATATCAGCAGAGGAAATGATAGAATTGAGGGATTTTGCTGAAAATGAATATGATACGTGGATTAAATACCTGATTTATTCTGATCGTAAAATGGGCATGATAGATATTAACCTTAACAATATTCAATGAAAACAAATAATCACTTTTTCACACGTTAATATTGCCGGGAATTTGCTAAATAAATGCCCGGAAATGTGTATAGTTAGAAGGCAATAACAATATGTTTGCAACAATCGAAAGAAGTACAAAAACACAAAGAAAACCCTCAAAAGAAAAGAAACCTGGTAAAATAGATCAATATCAGGAAATGACAGAGGAAGAAATATTTGATGAGCTTTTGGAAGATAAAAACTTCCAGAAAAAGCTTGGTAAATATCAGACAAATTCCGGAATAGTTCTTCCGCTTGCTGAAGAATTCATGAGCGTTTTAAATGATATTGACGGCTTTAATTTTGATTATGCTGGAAAAGGCAATTACAAAATAAAAAACTGGGAAACTCAGGATGTTGCTTATAGGGTATTAAGGAGAGCAGGTTCTACAGAGCCAGCAAGGTTAATTAAGAATAAAAGAAGGTTAGGTCTTGCACAGTACGGAAGAATACCAAAAAATGATGGTATTCAACGGGGCTGCAGGTTAGTTTTTGCTGATCCGGATTATAGCCCCGATAAGTATGAAAAAGCAATGATTCGGCAGTGGGATAATGTAATATTTAATAATTTATTCTATGCTGCAAATGACAGAAAGCCTAATTTCTCAAAATTCCTGGGTAATTGCTATGAGGATTGGTTTGACCTTGACGATATAACAATTGAAATCCGTAGAAATGGATTAGGAGAACCTCAGGGTATACATATTCAGGATCCGCAAATAGTTAAACCGGTAATTAAGAAATCAAGAATATACCCTAATCTCCAAAGATTAGATGAAACATTCCTTACCCCTTATCTTGAAAACTCAAATAACATGTTATCCGGGGAAGCAAAATTTACAGAGGAGGAAGAACCAGATTATATCTACAATTACAAAGACTATACTTTTGCAGCTACTACAGATTATGTGACACGTAAGTTTCACTTTTTTACGCGCTCTGACTTCCGATTTGCACAAAGAGGATTCGGCATAGTTGAGCAGGCCGTCAATATCCTCACCTATATTATCAATTCGCTAAAGATGAACGCCTCAAATTTTAATAATAACCGGATGCCAAAAGGTTTATTAATCTTTACCGGGGGCGGCATTGGCCCAATGCAGCTGGAAAAGTTCAAAAAGATTATGAATGCTTATGCATCCGGTATTGATCCTAACAAGTTTCCTATGCTTGGACTAAACGGTGAAAAGAGTGATGCTAAATGGGTTGGGATTGGAGGAACATCCAGGGAGATGGAGTATCATTTATGGATAACACTTCTCTTTTCCATTTTCTGCCAGCTGTCTGGCACTGATCCGCGTGAAATAAGCCTGGGTGCTCATAAAGATGCAATAAAAGCACAGTCAATTTCTGATAAATCCTCTGATGGTGAAATAAATGAGAACAGAGACCTGGGGGAGAAGATATTCCTTAATCATATGGAAGATAGCCTGAATGCTCCTGATAAGGATGGGGATAATCTGTTTAAGCAAATTACCGGGATGCCAGTTAAAATGGAGTTTGCAGGCTTCGAACTGGTAAACAAAAAAGAAAAGCAGGAGATAACGAAGCTTGAATTATCCTCAAGTAAATCTCTTAATGATATATTGGCCAAAGATGATCAGGAAAAACAAGTACTAATGATTGATGAAGAAATAAACCTGTACGATATAAAGGCTCCAAATCTTGAAGTAGTTAAATCTGTAATTATTAATAAAATGACCGCCTATAATCAAAAACAGGCTCAGCAGCAGCAAATGGAAATGCAACAGGCAATGGCAGGACAGATGCAAAATAATGATGAAGGAACAAATTCTCAGCAATTAACAGAGAAGGATAAGGCATTACTTGATAAATACAAAGATTCTGACAATGTGGATATAGATGAGGGTGTTTTAAATGAAGAATAATTCCGGGATAGCTATAATTCTCGTTAGAGCAGTTTAAAAGGTTCTGCTCATTTATGGCAGCTCTATTTTCAGGCGGGTGAAGTTAAGCGCCCGCCATTAAATGCGAAAGAAATAAAATGTTAAAATCTAATATAGACGACAAAATACTACACTTAAAAGAATTAGGCTTCATTGAAGACATTCTCTTAAACGAAGTATTGTCACCTCTTACTTTTTATGATGAACTTACTAAGTACCTAAATGATAACAAGATCGGTTCTGGAGAATATTTGTCAACAAAAGAACTGGAACATGTTGACACTTTCATTAAGAATTATTTTGTCACACGAATAGCAGAATCAAAGATTTGGTTAGTTCGTGCATATGCACTTGGACGCTTATTGAGCAAAACAGATCTTTCCGGAACTGCATTCAAAATACCTTCAATACATTCTCTACCCGAAACAGTAGCAGAAGCAGCTAAAGAGTATTCTTTATCAATTGAAGAGACGCTTGCTTTAAAAGCAGCAATTGAGGAAGGTGCTTCTTTAATAAGTAATACTAGTATTGACACAATACAGTTAGTTCGAGATACTTTAACAGAAAATATAAAAAGAGGGGGAAGTGCAAAGGATTTAATTAAGGCCCTCCGTGAGAAGATTAAGGATGATACAGGAGAATTAAATCGTGACTGGCAGAGAGTTGCAATTACGGAGGCTAATAGTGCTTTTAACAATGGCTACCTGAGTATGATGAGGGAAGGGGATTATGTTGTGGGATTTTCACTGCCGGATGCATGTGAGAGTTGTTTGGAGTTAATATCAGGACAAGTGTTTAAGGTTCGCAGTGAACCGGCTCCCGATTATGCGAATATGAACCCGTTAGAATATGAAAAATGGGCCGATGTATGGGAAAATTATGTGTGGGCAGGCAAAAACAATTTCGGCCGTTCATCCAGCAAAAGGGCAAGAATAGATAAGAAAAAGGGCAACAGCAAAAATAATTTACGTGAAAAACATCACCATGAGCATAGTATGCCAGCTCTTCCCAACCATCCCTCATGCCGCTGCAGGTGGATAAGAATTAATCCAAAGTATCAATGGGTGGATAAGGATAACCAGATTAAACTAAGAGCTGAAGACGAGGATAAATGGCAGAATTGGTATGATGATGAAATAATTCAGCGATTCGGAAAATAACTTTACTGGAGAAATAAAATGATACCTGAAATAATTATTATTATAGCTACTACTGTATTCTGGATTGTTTATTACCTATTTGAAGGGCTACATGATGCGTGCGTGATAAACCAGAGGAATTATTTGATTAACCTTGTAAATAGAAATGGAATAAAAGCTGATGAGGAGCAATTGTACAAATGGAATAATAGATTCCATGACTATGATAGCTGGGAAAAAGCTATAACCAAAATAGTTGTAGCGATATTAATCTATTTCATAAGCGAATCATTTTTGTTCAGTTTATTAATGTTGATACTTAGTGTAGCAATTCGGATTGTAGTTCATGATCTTGTCATAAGTGTAAATATTGGGCAGAAATGGGATTACGTGGGCGTTACTGATACAAACTTCTGGGATATATTCTTGCAAAAAATGAAATCAAAGGGGGTGTCCCCTACCTTAATAAGAGTAAGCATAATACTCTTTTCAATAATTACAATAATCATATATCTAATTTGTAGAGGATAATAAAATGGAATTCTTTAACAGCGATGCCGGTGTGGCTGTAGTATCTGCAGTCGTTACAGGGTTATTAAGCATAATTGGCACATTGCTCCTTAATAAAAAGAAAGAAAGAAAGAAAAAAGTTGAAATTTCAAGTTTCCTTGAAGAAACTATGCGCAATTTTACACACGACCAGAATATTTTCCGCAAGTCACTTATGGATGATAATGAAAAAGTAAAGATAGAATTGAATCACGTTAAAGAGACACTATTAAAAACAGAAAAAGAATTAGCCGATATTACTCAAAAATACATTCAGTTGGAAAGTGAACTCTCTGAAACAAGAGATGAGAGAGAACAATTAAAGGGACGTGTTAAGCAACTGGAAGATGATATAAAAAAAAAGGATGAGGAAGTAAGAAAACTTCAGAGCATAATTAATAATATGAATCAGAAAAAAGACAAAATCCAAGTGAAGTAAATGAAAGTAAAAGAAACGAAATATAAATTTTACGGATTTATTTGTCCAGGATGCGGGCGTTTCCATAACCTTCCAACAGAGATAAACGAGTATGCCAAAATAAAATGGGAGTTCAATGGAGATTGTGACAATCCCACATTTACTCCCAGCATATTAACAAAAGGCTATAATGATCAGGAAAAAGTAATAGATGTATGTCATTGTTATGTGACAAATGGCAGAATAGAATTCCTATGGGACAGCACTCATTTTTTAGCAGGCCAAACAATCCCTTTACCTGAAATTGATCTTGATAAGTACAAAGTTTATTTCGAATAATCATATGAATTTTACCTGCAAAATACCTGATTATAATGGTGGCTTTATTTCCAAGACACTAAGTGCCGGGCAAATTACTGTTATAAGTAATGATGGAGAATTAATAGAAAGTTACCCGGTTAATTGCCTGAGAAAAGGCCTTAAAACAGATTATGGAAGGATTACTGATTATTCTGATAACAGAGTAATATTAGAAAAATCCGGCAAATATCTGAGAGCAAATCGAGAAGTTCTAAATACCTACTTACTAAATAAAAGCATAAATGATAGTGAGTTTGAAGAAAAGCATCCAAGAAGCCCAATTACCGGAAGATTTATTTTTAAGAAAGAAAAATACCTGGAAGAGTTGTTTGAGGATTTTAAAAATTATGTTGTTGGTAGCTATGAAACTCCATTAGTAATAGCTGGCAAGAAGAAGCAAATCACAATACTGCCCAGAGATTTTATAAAACTATGCGGAATTGTTGGGATTGGTAAAGAAAAGTTTGAAGAAGCTGCAAAAAACAAAAGCGTCCAATGGGATAAGCTAACATTAAATAATCAGGCTCGCATTGAAACACTAGGTATAATTAAAGATTTATTGGTTGACCCTGATAAAATCATAGCTAATAAAGATACTAAAGGTTCCTTATTAAAAGCAGAGTATATCTTTGTTAAGAATAAAAACGATAAAAATTATTATGCTTCTTTTACTAATGATAGTTCTATAGTTACTGCAGGTATCTTTGGTAAGAAAAACATTGATAATCATTCGAAAGGAATTCTATATATAAAAAAAGGTCTGTTAAAACTAACAGACCTTTTGTTGCCTCCACTTTTGCAATTGGCAGGGCAAGAGGCAAACCCTGAATTAAACTTAACCGATTTAAATATAGAAGTCAATAGCAAACCAAAGCCTATGCTAAAAGCATTCGGTATGTCTTTTGCCCTAAAATCACCTTTTGGAGCTAATTTGTTAAGGGGCAATGAGAGGCCTGGTCATAAATATATAATGAGAAAGCCTGATCCTTCCGGGGAGGGGTATATATATTTATACAAGCTTCCCAATGGGCAGACGGAATGGAGAAATAAGGACGGTGAATCAGTAAAAGGCTCTCTCCCTTCAGAAAATGCACCAAAAGAATACAACTTGGAAAGCTTCAAACCGGGAGATTTAATTAAACAGGGGGATAAAGTTGGTGAGGTCCTGGAGCAATCAGAAAATTATATTGCAGTTGATTTTGAGGGTGTTACAAAGGCAATAAATAAAAATAGCCATTTAGAAAAAGTAAAAGAACACGAATTATATAAAACTGGTGATGAAATTAAATACGAAGGAAAATCTGCCAAAATACTACAGAAAACTGATAACCTTGCATTAATAAAAACAAACGATTCCAGATTAAAGTTAATTTTACTTGAAAAATATATTGAAAGATATAACACTGAAGACAATAATAATCAGGAATTGAATTATGATAATCAGCCCGAGTATAAGCAATATCTGAAAGATACTAATGACTTTGAGAGAGTAAGTGCAATAAGACGAAAAAAAAATATAGATACAGGCAAAGAAATCAGGAGCGTAGATAAATATTATAATCCTCAAACCCGAAAGACAAAAACAAGAATAGACGGACAGGAGATCAATAAATTGACTTTTGAAGGGCAGGATTATGATATTATTGATATTAACAATAATGACTACATAGTAAAGACACATGACGGGAAAGAAGCATTTCTTAGCCATAAAGAATATAATGGTTACAGAGACGCTGAAGATAAGAAAGCAAAAAAAGCAAGGAAGAATTTTATAAAAGTTGGGAATCCAACTGATGATGAGATTGTAACATATCCGAAAAATACCTTTAAATTTAGCGGCAAACTATCGCCTGAAGCTGAGGAGAGAGTTAGATCTGAAAAAGAACGCCGCGGAATAAAAATAAGATTTAACAGGCTGGACAATGCCCCAATACAATCAGAAGAAGACAAACAGAAAGCAATAAGCGAAAGAGAGGAAAAACAGGCAAATATTCGTGAGATATTGTCAAGCCCGGAATACCATGCCTTTGTAAAAATGCAAAAAGAAAGGGGCTTTAATATTGGTGAAAATAAATATACTGCCAAAAAGAAGATCGAAATTGATGGTCAAAAGTTTGAATTATCAAGTGAATTTAAGCCAAAGGAGGGTACATGGGCGGTGACTGTTGATGGACCAGCTGAAAAACTTACATTAGGGGAGAAAGAATACCCAATAACAGACTTATCCCCTGATAAAGTTTTCTACCAGGATGGGGATGAAGAAAAAAGTATAAAAGTTGAGGACCTGAGAATAATAAATGGTAAATCACTATTTGAACCCACAAAAGCAAGTAAAGGCTTAATAAGTAATTTACCGGCACAGAAGATTTATTTTGGAACAGATGATAAAGATTCTGCCTTAGGGTTTTATGAAGTGGTTGAAGCTGATGATTTAATAGCTTCTCATTTACCAGGTGGAGAGGCCAATAAGAGATATACCATTTCTGATGCCCAGAATAGAGACCGTACAACAGGTCAAAGCATTGCTCAAATAAATAAAATAGCTGCTAATCCCAACTTTGACTTTGTAAGCGATTCAAAAACAGCCCAGGATGGTGCCCCGGTAGTCAACGAGGATTATAATATTATAGCTGGTAATGACAGAGGAATAGGCCTGCAGTTGCATTATCAAAATGAAGGCGCCAAATACAAACAAGATCTTATTAAGAATGCTGAGAAATTTGGTTTTAACGCAGAAAATATAGAAAAAATGAAGGCGCCTGTTTTAGTGCGCAGAATAAATATTGATAATAAGGAAGCCCAGAGATTAGGTGCTATAAGTAATACTTCAAATATGCTGGCTCCGGAAGAACGTGAAACTGCTAAGGGAAAAGCAACAAGAATTGATGATAGAACCTTCAATAATCTTTCTGAATTATTTAAGAATGCAAAAGGGGATAATAATACTATAAGTGAATATCTTGACGAAATTGGACCAGATATAGTAAAAGAATTGATTGATAAAAAAATAATTCCAGAAAACGAACAACATTTATATTATAATGTAAAAACTGGGAAATTAGAGGGAAACCATAAGGATAAACTTAAAGAATTATTGCTGCAGAGCGTATTAGGCGGCAGCAGCCAACATTTTGAACGAATCCAAGATTCTGCCAGGGAAGGGATTATCAAATCACTTGGAGATTTATTTGCAATAAAAGGGAAAAAGGGAGACCTGATTCCTAATTTACAGCACGCCATAAAAATACTTTCAAAATATAATGCGTCAAAAGTCAATTTTAATGGCCCAGATGATTTTATTGCGCAGGAGGCCAATAATGTTTTTGAACCATTAAAAGCCAGTAACAAAGATTTGGCAGTATTTGATTTGCTTAATAATACTAAGCCAAATGAAATAAGGAAGAAGATAAAAGATTATATTAGTCTTCAGGAACCAGATATGTTCTCGGAAGGAATGAGCCCGGATGATGCCTTTCCAAAAGCTTTTGATGTTAAATACCCAACCGGAGTTAATAAAAGCATTTTTACCAGGATTGCTTTAAGAGGGAAAAAATTACTGAAAAGTATAAAAGAAGGTATCAGGATAGAAAAAGAACATAAAAATTTATATCAGGATCTGGAGAAAAGACTAAAAGAGGAAGGTATTAAGATGCCAATGAGTGAGGATGAATTTTTTAAGTATATAGCTAAAATACATATCGAAGAAAGAAAAGATTATTATAAATTACTGAAAAAGTATATTGAAAAATCTGGCAAACCTATTTACAAGGCATTCGGCCGGCAGCTAAGTTTATTTCAAAATACGAAATCTGAATTGCCCACTGGTATGAAAAAAGATAATAAAATATTACTTCCAAGTAAAAAGAATAATAACATAAGAAGATGGCAAAAAGATTACAAAAATAGCCCGGATGTAATTCAGCCACCGAAAAAAGAAACCCCGGTGGAGATAACTTCTAAAAATAAAGGCAAATATCCCCCGAACACCGTTTTCAGAATAGTAAGAGATTCAGAAGGTGAGTTATTGGATATACTAGCATATAAATATGATGGAAGTAAAGAATCTGCTATTAAAGCGGCGGAGAAAGTAACTCACCAAATGTATGCTTTTTATCCAGATGCAAGTAATATCGAAAGTATTATAGGTGCCTCAGACGCTGATGGTTATCCTAAATATACGATTTCTCCCAATTTCAGGCACATTGCTGATGTTAATACTGAATCTGTAGAGGCGAAATATATTTGGGGGATAATACCCAAAACTTCTAAATGAATAATTTGTTAAAAAACTTCAAAAAATATCCGAAAATATAAGTATTGGATAGATTTTTCTTGGAAAATCGCAAAATTTTCGTATCTTTAACAAAAATAAAAGCGGATTTTCGTATTTAAGATACTTCTACTATTATAAAATGTGATTCAGGGAATTATTATTAATAATCACAAATAATTCTGCATACAATAACTTATTTTAGCCCTTTGAGGCAAATATGATATCTTTAGATGATATAGAAATATCCAATTATGTGTTTGGAATTCATTCCTTTTTAAAAGATCATAATTTTAGTTCCTTCAGGGCGGACTATATTAATGATATACAAAATATATTAAATATAGATCTTCAACCATTAAGAATTGGTCCAACTGAAATATTAAAGAGTGATTTAAATTCTGAATTAGAACTAAAGTTAGCTCCTAATGCTTTAATATATCAGAATAATTGTTCATTTGATGAACTAATGGAAATAGCAAAAAAACTATTAGAATTATGGGTTACTTATTCACCAAAACAAAAATTTTCATTAGTGGGATTAGTAACGAATTTCATAATTGAAGGACACGAACCAAGAAACTATAATGAGATGAATATTCAAAATTCATTGATTAAAGTTAGTAAAATAGGAAAAAAACTTCAGGGGATTGATCTTGTTTATAAGTATGAAGTCAATTATATGAATTATGATTACAATGTGGTATTTCAACTTAATGAAACACATAAACCCAGCTATTCATATTCTGGTTTAATGGATTTTTACTCTAAAAGTGATAATAGAATGACTGGTATACCAAAAGAAAATATAGAGAAAATTTTAGTTACCGCCAGAAATTATTATAATGATGAAATTACTAATCTAATAAATTGTAAAGGTTAATATGTCAGCTGAATGTGAAGATCAAGATTCAATCTTAAATTCTTTAGAAGATAATTATTATTTTATAAATAGTTTGTCTGCATCTCCAACAACAATTACTCCCAGTATTTATGAACATATAGATAAAGTTGTTAAAAAAGAAGTTGCCGAACGGACACAACTAATTACTGTTACACAAAACGTTTTGTTGAATGAGTACGCGGATATTTCCATCCAAAATAAAGATTTATTTGTTCAGCTTATAAAAAACAAAGAAGAAATAAGACAATTACATCGAAAAATTAATAATATAACCAGAATTAATTCCTTTAGGAAGCTAGAACCAAATTGGAATAAAAATAACGCGGGACAATTTACTGAGGCAGTTATTGAAAAAGCTTTAGCGTTTATTAATTCTAATGACTTGAAATGGCAGCCAAATGTTTTTCCTACAGGTAGAAATAGTATTCAATTAGAGTATGAAAAATCTAATTCTGATTATTTGGAAATTGAAATTTATCAAGACTTCATGACTCTTTACTATGAATTAAGTGGAGTGTCTGAAGATTTAGAATCCATAACACCAATTCAAGCAATAACAAAAATTAATGAGTTTTTTTCCAGAAGGTAATATAGAGGACAAAGAAACTTTATTTAGAGCTATTCACCCATTACATTGGAATGAGGAAGAGAATAGACCTACATCAGCTCTTTTTAAGGTCAGAGAAGGGGGAGTCTCAGTCGATAGGGATGGGGAAAGAGATGATTGTATTGTTTTAAATAGTTTGTTGGAAAACAGAGATGGATTTGGTGCTGGGAAAATAAATGCAGGCCAAACAAGAGAGATTGGAACTCTATTAAAGCCTGATCCAATTGAAGCAAATATATTTCATTCCTTGATCCTGGATTCTCAATCAAAAATATGTTTATCTAATAGCAAAGCCAAAAATTTAAGTAAAAATTTAATAATTCTTAAATTCCCATCGAAAATGTGATTACTTTTAATTGCTATTTTTTTCCGCATCCATTACTACATCATTATTAAGAGGATGCAATTGATCCAGTAAAACACTTTCATCAAGATTAAAATATCCACCTATCGTATACTTAAGCATAATAACGGGCATTCTATTATGGATAGTTGACATAGATTTATTTGGCTCAGTTGTAATAAGGGAGGTACAATATTCATTGTCTATTTTGAGTGTAATGGCAGGGACCAAAAATAAGTCATTACCAGGCAAAGAAATCCTATAGGGAGTTTTCTTTTTATCTTTTTCGTCTTGTTTCCATTCATAAAAAGCAGTCATTGGTACTAGAGACCGATTTTGAATTGCTGCTTTTCGCCAATTTGATTTTGATCGAATTGTTTCAGCTCTGGTATTTATTATAAAAGGAGATTTCTTTCCAAACTCAATTCCCCAGGTTGTTGGCCGCAGATATAAGGTGTCATTCTCTTTAATAATGGTCTGGATTTGAAGAGAAGGGGCTATATTGGTTCTTTTAAATTCAATCTGGGAGCATTCATCTATTATTTCGAGATAACCTCTCAAATATTCAATTATATCCTTTGATTTCATTTTATTTTCAAAACGTCCGCACATAAGTCACCTATTTTTAACAAATATAATAGCCAATTAACAATAATTTAGCAATTTAGTAGTTGTTCGGAATTTAAAAATTTAATAAATTAATAGATAGAAGCTTCAAACTATATGTAAACTTTAATCCCGGGAGGTTAATATGGGTGCAAAATTCCCGCAGCTTTCAGCTGCTGATGTAACAAATAAAGGGTTTATGAATGAACTCAATATAAATGCTCTGGGCATTTTAAAAGATTTCCCATTTATAATTCCAACAGGTGTGTGTGTCGCCGGTGCATCTGGTGCAACTGCAGGTATTCCTGCATTTGTTATGCCTTGCAAAGGGGACATTGTAGATGTAAAGTTCATTACAACAAAGGTGCAGACAGGAACAGGCAATACACCTGTGGTAAGACTTAATTATGGAGCAACTCCTACAGTTGTAGCACAATCAGCTGCAATCGGATTGGCCGGTAATATTGGAGATGTAACTAATGTAGTTGTGGATTCAACAAAAGCAGAAATAGCAGCAGGAACAGTTATGACGGTTGATATTGTTAACCCGGCCGGTACTATAACTGTTGGGCTTGAAGGTAAGTTTCAAATTATCTGGAAGCCAAAAGCTTAATCTTTCATTTTTCCTTTCACCCCTTCCAAACTGGAAGGGGTTCTTATAATCTATTCATAAGGGCTTATGAATTGATAAATAATCTAAAAATAATATCACTCGGAATGGGAGTTCAAAGTACAACCTTGTATTTGATGAGCTCTATGGGCTATTTGCCGAGAGCAGATTATGCCATATTTGCAGATACAGGGGCTGAAAAGATAAAGACGCATGTGTCCCTCAATTGGCTTAAAAAATGGCAAAATAATAATTCCGGCATTCCCATAATTCACTCAGCTAAGAAATCCATAAAAAAAGATTTGCTTTATGGGAGGAATACATCAGGTAATACTTTTGCTTCAATTCCAGCTTATACTAAATCCTTAGATGGCAAAACGGGAATGCTCAGGAGACAATGCACGCATGAGTATAAAATTGCTGTTGTGGATAAAGAAATCAGGGAATTATATGGATTAGCAAAATACAAAAGATTGCCTTTAACAGAAATATGGTTTGGGATAACTATGGATGAAGTTACCCGTGTAAAAGACTCTACAGAAAAATGGAAGAGGAAAATATATCCATTTCTTAATCTCGGGGGTTCATATTTCCCCCATCCTTTGACAAGAGGAGACTGCCGATGCTGGTTAGAAAAAAACAAGTTCCCCGTACCAGTAAAAAGTGCTTGTATATTTTGTCCATATCAAGGTGATAAAAATTTATTAAATGTTAAGAAAACCAATCCTAACGAATGGCAGGAAATAGTTAATATAGATCATGCGATAAGGAACAGCAGTAAGAGAGGAGTAAACCAGCCAATTTATCTGCATAGGAGTTGCGTCCCTATCGATAAGGTAATATTTGATGAAAACCAGGGAGACTTTTTTGAGAATGAATGCGAAGGATTGTGTGGTATATGATTAATATGAAGCTTAATAATGTATTAGTTGATCTACAGACTTACCCCAATTTCAATTTCCATACAATTTTCGGAGATGCAACATACAACCTATCGACAGTTTGGGAAATTAGGCCGGATGGACTACCTGATGTTAAGGGTAAAGCAAAAGATTTTATGAATAAATGGAAAGGCTTTACCGGGCCAGAGATAGACCAGTTTTTTAAGGAATCGTACAGGGTTTTAAAATATGGGGGCTTTGTTTTGTTGTTTGGGGTGGACCGCCAATTATTCCCTTACCAGTATTATGCTGTTAAAAATGGATTTGAAATAGGACAGAGTTTATACTGGTATTATTTATCCAATTTTCCAAAGGCAACCAATGCAAGTAAACTGCTAATGAAAAGGCTCGGGGATTTAGGTGAATATGCAGGGATGAAGAAAATCGATGTTGGAATGCAAAGCGGCAATATGCATAATGGCCGGGAAACAGAAATAAGGGAAACAGAAATAAGAAGGCCCACTAATCCACTTGCAAAATTGTTTGAAGGTTACAAATATGGAAATGCCTGCTTAAAACAGGTGAATGAAACTATAATGGTATTCAGGAAGCCTTGTAAAAATGAAAATATATTAAATGATTTAGTGAAATGGCCGGATGATGATGAAATATCTCCCAGTATATTAAACATTGATGGGAGCAGAATCCCATTTAACAATGATGATGATAAAGAATCAAGCGAATGGGGATGCTATACTAATTTTTCAGGCGGAAATTTTGCACCAAAAGGCAATGCTGATTATAAAACTTTAGATAAAGAAAATGCCCCGGAGCAGGAAATAAATGAAGCAGGAAGATTTCCTACTCAGATGTTTGTATCGCCGGAAGCAGCAGAAGTAATCGATCAGCAATCAGGAATAGTGTCTTTTGGAAATAAGCCAGGTGGATATACCTATAACGAGAGTCAATATGAAGTAGAAGGATTTATTAGAAACTGTAAACCGAATGCTCCTAGTAATTATGGAGATACAGGGGGTGCCAGCCGTATACTTCATGTATGTGCTTATGAAAGTGAAGAATATGATATAATAAACTATTGCAGCAAGGTAAGTAATGCTGAAAGAAATGCAGGCTTAGAAGGCTTTGAAAAAAATAATGTTTGCGCTACAGTAAGTAAAGGACTTAATGACCAGGTTAAAAAATGTCCTATCCACAATGTAGCAAATAAAAGTGGAGACAACTTCTACGCATGCGGCTGTAAATTCATTTATGAGGATGAAGACCGTTTCACATCCAGAGAAAACAACCATCCTACAGTAAAACCAATATCACTCATTTATAGAATTGCCCAGCTATTTAAACTACCAGATGAATGTAAACAAAAAGTATATATACCTTTTGCTGGAACCGGAAGTGAGATAATAGGATTTATGAAGGCAGGATATAAAAATATAACGGCATGCGAAATTGATGAACAATGGATTCCAATAGCAAAAGCAAGAATTGAATACTGGGAGGGCCACGAGCTTACAAATTATAAAAAGTCAATTCAGAAAGAAGTCCCATCTGAAACACAGCTGGGTTTGTTTGATATAGCAGTAAACCAATAAGAGCAATACAAAATGTTTGAAAACCAATTTTATCCAACACCTAAAGAAGTAATCCGTAAAATGCTGCAGCCTTTCAGGGGTCATGATTTTATTAAGTTGTCAATTTTAGAACCATCGGCGGGTAACGGGAATATCTTGGATTATATTAAAAATAATATGGTTAAAGACAGCCGGTGGTACCAGGAACATTTCAGTGCCTATTGCGTAGAGAAGGATAAAGAACTTCAATTTATCCTGCAGGAAAAAGGATACAAGCTGATAGGAGAAGATTTCCTGAAATATTCCGGGGATTACTATTTTGATCTTATTATAATGAACCCACCATTTTCAAATGGTGATGAACATTTGCTTCATGCCTGGGAGATATTAGATGAGGGGGACATAGTATGCCTGTTAAATGAGGAAACAATTAAAAACCCATTCAGCAATAAAAGAGTCTTGTTAAATGATTTAATAGGCCAGCATGGATCTGTAGAATACCTGGGAAATTGTTTCAGGGGATCTGACGTTCCGACAGATGTAAATGTTGTTCTTGTAAGACTGCATAAAGAAAATAAAAATTCCAGATTAAAATTCAATTTTCAAAACGTAGCTTCAGAAAAGCATGATATAAACTCACTTAATGAAAATACAATAAATAATCCGGTAGCAGTCAGAGATATTATTGGCAATATGATTGTTCAGTATGATAAATTAAAGGCAATGTACATCGAGTATCTGAAGATCAAAGAAGGCATGGATTTTTATAAACATGGGCTATTTGGAAGCAGTTTTAATTTTGAAAAAGCTTTGGATAACGAGGGAAAAGACAATAAACAGAAGTACAATTTCTTTTGCGACATGAGCAAGCTTGAGATATGGAGACAGGTGCTTAACAGAATGGGGATGGAAAGGTATATGACAAATAATGTCAGGAAAAACTTTTCAAAGTTTATTGAGCAGCAGGGGGCAATGGATTTTACTAAAGAAAATGTTGCCAATCTTATAAACACACTTCTTTTAAATAAAACATCAATAATGGAACTGGCCATTGGAGAAGTGTTTGACATATTTACAAAATACCATAAAGAAAACCGGTGTCATGTTGAAGGGTGGAAAACAAATGATAAATGGAAAGTAAATAAAAAGATTATTCTTCCATACTTTGTTTCTACAGGATGGGGAAACGGAGATTATTATACAACTGAAAGCAACCACTGGAATGCATATTCTGATATAGATAAAGTAATGGCTTATATATCAGGAATAAAATATGAAGAGTTTGATGAACTTATAGAACAATGTGATTATAACACCAGGGACCGCGACAAAAAATATAAAAGAATATCATTAAAGCAGGGCATCCAACAGACTCCTGTAGGTGACAGTTCAAAGAACGAAACCGAGTTTTTCTATATCCGTTGCTATAAAAAAGGTACACTCCATTTGGAATTTAAGGATGCTTGGCTTTGGAAGGAGTTTAATTATTGGGCCTGCAGTGGCAAAAATTGGCTGCGGGAGAGCGAGAAAAAAGAGTGGGAAACAAAGAAAAATAGCCGGGGGCTTATATGAGAAGAAACATCAAAAAATTAAATAGCCGGCAGATGTATTATTTATTACTGCTTAACAAAAAAAGATGTTTGCATCTCAATTCGGATTATAATTCGAATACAGCTAGGATATTAACTGAAATGATGAAAAAGATCAAACAGGGCGATATCAGGAATTCGTCATATAAGACACTGGATCACTTTGGAGTATTCATTTATAAAGAAACTATTCGTGAAAATATGGTAGAAAGAGCATTTCTTCATTCCAAGAAATTAGCTGAATTATATGTCACTGGGAAACAGAAATAATTATATACGAAAAATGTTAAAACCAGATAAAATAATATTCCTAGACATCGATGGAGTTTTAAACTCAGAGAAAAGTGCTTTGTTACATAAAAATAATGAATTATGCGCGATGATGCCTCATAAAATACATTTAGAACCATTGAGTAATATTGTTAAAAAGACTGGCGCCAAAATAGTAATCTCTTCAACATGGAGAATTGGATGCTCTTCCTGTATGATATGGGAAATGTTTTTTACAGCCCTGGGATATCCAGAATTAATAGTAATAGGAGTTACACCCAAATTAGTTGACGCAGAAAACCACAGCAGGCCCAGGGGATTTGAAATTGATGAATGGATTCAAAAAAGAAATAAAGCAGCCAGCCAGTCATATGCTAAGAATTGGTTAATTACGCCAGTCGGGAGGTTTGTGATTATAGATGATGATCCTGACATGGTTCATTTATCAGATCATTTATTCCTGACAGATGGGATAGATGGATTAACAGAAGAAATAGCCGAAAATATTATTACATTCTTAAACATGGAACAATAAGATGAAGATTTTATTTAAATCAAAAAAATCAGGTCCGGGAAGGCTTTTTACAGAAAAAGAATTATTAGAAGCAGCGAAAGAAAAGCCGGTTGAAAACTTAGATGATAAAATAAAAGAAGACAAGACATTTAAGTTACAGGACAGAATGAGGATACGAGGGCTTGACATAGCAATTGAGAATAAAAAGGGAAGTTTCCGCAAGGGCGTTGATGATGATGGAGAGGAATGGCGTGTGAAAATGTTTTACCCATACGGTTATATACAAAAAACTCTCGGGGTAGACGGAGATAAAGTTGACTGCTTTGTTGGGCCGGAAAAGGAAAGTGACCTGGTATTTATTATCCACCAGAATAATCCGGATACTGGTAAATATGATGAAGATAAGGTAATGCTTTTCTTCCCAAATTATGAGTCTGCCCGGGATGCATACCTTGCCCATTACGATTCTCAGGAGTTTCTGGGTGATATAACAACTATGGACTTTGAAGAATTTAAGAAAAAAGTATTTGCGACCGTTAAAAAGCCCGGCATAATAAAAAGCTTTTTGTTTAAAGCCTTTGGAAAGCAATTAAAGCTATTTGGAAGCAAACAGATGGAATTGTTTACTGGTGAAGAAAAAGAAGGGAAAACATTATTACCATCCAATAAGAACCCTCATGTAAGGAGGTGGCAAACCAAAGAGCAGGAAAAAAAACAGGATATGAAACCAGAGAAGGTATCTGCAAATGCTGCTAAACCAGAGGTTTCCCCAAAAACGAATCCGGATATGAATCCTGATAATAAATTGCAATATAAACCGGGAATGATATTAGAAGAAGACGGAAAGAAATATAAACTAAATTATAAGTATCAGTGGGAAGAAGTGAAAAGCGAGCAGAATGAAGTGTCAACAGAAAAACCTGAAGACAAAACCACTCCAGAAAATACTGATATAAAACCTACTGAGAATGAAAAGGAAAAATCAAAAGAAAAAGAAACGGAAGAAGACGTTGAAGATCAACCAGGGCAGACTTTTAGTCTCAATCAGGAAGATATTTCTGATGCTGAAAAAGTGTTAACAGAAGTAAATAAAATTACTGATTTCGGGGAGAAAATAGGCGGAGCAAGAAAAGATCTGGCTTTGATGCAAGGTTCAAATAAAAGAGGTGCGGTAAAAGAAAAACAACCAGCATGGATGAAAGGATTCCAGTTAGGAAAAACTTCTGATGGGAAATATCAACCATTTTATGCAAATGAAAAAGGCCGTATTGGCTGGCATGACAGAAATAGATATGAAACAAAAGAAGAAGCATTAATGGCTATAAAGATTATATATGTTGCACAAAAGTTTAGAGTTGATAAATTCCAAAATGATTATGAGATATACAGGAGAATATCAATAAGGAAGAGGGAAATAATAAAAAAAGGATTCCAAACTGAAGAAGAAGGCTTGAAATATTTAGTAGAACACATCGATGATTTTATCAATTATAAACCACAATTTCCAATAAGACCACATATTGAAGATTTACAAAGAAAGGGTAAAGAACACCGGCAAGGAAAAGTAACAACTTCACAATTTAAAGAAACATTTGGATTCAGAGGTGGGGAATTTGGGAACTGGATTCCACAGGATGAGCGTCAAAGATTACTTGACTTTGCCTATGATGGATTAATGGATATGTCCGAAATCTTAAATCTTGAACCAAAAGCATTATCACTTGACGGTAAATTATCAATCGCATTTGGGTCGAGAGGACAAGGGTTAAGTAAAGCTGCAGCGCATTATGAACCAACAAGGGCTGTTTTTAATTTAACAAGAATCAAAGGTGCTGGAAGTGTAGCTCATGAATGGTTTCATGCTCTTGATCATTATTTGGGTATGATTGACAGAGGTAAAACTCTCGAAATAAGCGAGGGGGAAACGGCTAAAAACACCAAACATAGAAATGATTTCTTAAGTAATGGTTATAGCGTCTATTCTAAATTAAATAATGATGTTCAAACCGCCTTTCGAAATATGATAGAAACCCTTTTTAAACAACCTAAAATCATAGAAGTAAGTATAAAAAGATACGAAGAACAAGTAGAGTATTATAAAGATAAGTTGGATAAAGAAATAGAAATATTAAGGAAATATCTGGAGGAACCAAGACTCTATGGTAGGAGAAAGAACGCTGCTACGACAGAACAATTAAAAAGGTATGACGCTTTAGTTGAAAGAATTAAAAATAACCTTTTTGGTGATGAAGCCACCATTGAAACCAAAGAACATTATTGGAATAGAATTCCTACGAGAGAAGTATTTAAAGAAATGAATGATTTAGCAATTGAAGTTACCGGCAGAAGTCAGTATAAGAAGGATTATGGTATCATTAGAAATATTGATCATTACGTGAAATCATATGAGGATTCTACTGAGCAACTAAAGAAATACCAGAGTAATAATAAAGAACTAAGGACTACTCCTACCCAATTCTACTACGATTCGAAAGATATTGATAAAATGAGAGTATCTGATTATTGGAGTACAGAGCATGAAATGGCCGCAAGGGCTTTTGAAGCATATATTGAAGATAAAATCCATGAACAAAATAACTTGAGTGAATATCTTGTTCACAGCACTCACAATAAATTTTATGAAGGATTCGATAAAGCTCCATATCCGGAAGGAGTTGAAAGAACCAGGATTAACCAGGCTTTTGATAAGTTATTTAACGCAATTGAGAAAGTTGGGTTTAATGAATTACAGGCAAAGAAATGATAATTATACATAATAAATATAATTTGGCTGATATTGTTTATTTAAAAACTGACCCTGAGCAATGTGCAAGACTCATTACTGCAATACAGGTTCTTCCGACGGGCATTATATATAGACTTGTTTGTAATATTATTGAATCCTGGCATTACGACTTTGAAATATGCTATGAAAAAGTATTTAACGAAAGCCTATATAAAAAGGAAGTTAAATAATAATATCCAAATAGATTCTATAAGTTCTAGTAAAATAGAAATTTTTGATAATTAAAGAGCTTTTGCAATACGAGACATAACAAATAATCTCGTATATGGAAATAAGTAAAGAAGAACAACAACTCTTTGACGTGTTAATCGATGAGTATATTGACAAACATGGAATCGAAGCACTCAAAGATATATATAAGCTGCATAGGAAGTTGGATACTCAACTTCAAATGAAAAATTTTCCGGCCAGGCATATTTTCCGTACATTATTTTTTAGGGAAATGAAAGCCGGAGTATTTAACAATTTATCTGTAAAAGAAATTGCCGCTAAAGAGGGAGTTGCCACATATACAATATATCGATACCAAAAAGCCTACTACAGTAAAAAAAAGAAAATTTTCAAGCACTAAAGAATTTCACAATTTCACACCTCTTTATATATAACAATTTAATAAATATGCCGAAGTAATTAACAAGAAACTACGCGGTATAAATAATTGAACACCTTTGAATTTTATGCACCTGCATATTTAGCAAAATCAGGTAATAAAAATAAACCATATGTGGTAGGCGGCCTGATATCTGATGATAAAAAAGATTTAGATGGTGAATGTATGAAAAGCCTGGACTGGAGTATCTTTACTTCCGGTTTTGGCAAAATTAAATATGAGCACAAGGATATACCTGAACCGCATTGTTTTATTGGATTTCCTACACAGCTAAAAAAGAGTGGCGATAAGACTTTTTTTGAAGGGGAATTAGTTGGCTTTGACCCGGATCTCCCTGATGAAAAATTATCACAGCAGCAAAGGAATGCTAAAAGCACTGTTTCATTACTGCAGCATATGGAAGAATTCAACCGGACGCATCCAAATGGACCACTACAGAAAGCAGGATGGTCCATTGAAGGGGAATATCTTTCAAAAAGTAAAAATGGAGATGTTGCAGCAAGAGTAGTCAATGTCGTTTTTACGACTAAACCACGAAATATGAGAACTTTTGCTGAATTAAAGAAATCAACAGAGTTTAAAAAGGCATTGGAACTGAATAATACAATCGGTTCAACAGATCAAACAGGATTTGATGCAACGCGAAAAGAAAATTTAGTAACTAAAAATAAAAAAGGTAAAAAAATGAAAACCAAATTTGATGTTTATAGAACTGCTATATCCAAAGGTTCTACTCCTGAAGATGCCAAAAAGGAAGCCGATAAATGGGAGGAAGATAGGGTAGAAGATCTTGAAAAAAGTTCTGCTGTTGCAGAAAAATCTCTTGATTCTACAAAAAATGCTTTAAATAAAAGCATCGAAACAGCTCAGAAGGTTCAGGAAGTTGAGATTGATTTAGATGTTAAGGGCCATAAAAAAGGGTTAGCAAAATCAATCCCGACCGGCAAAGAAGATGCAGACGCAACTGAATACTTGACAGAGCAATCAGAAGTATTAATGGCGGTACTGGAAGGTATGGACGCAATAAACAAGAAGATAAATATGCTTGCAAAATCAATTGAAATTATGGCGTCATCCCAGGTTGCCGGTGTTGATTCTCAGTCCCATCTGTTAAAGTCAGTTGATACTGCTAATAGTCATATTGAGGCCGTAAAAGTAGGAATATTTACACTAGGCGAAAAATTAAGAAGTAAACCTGCTAATAATGGTTTAATAACAGATACAGCAAAAATTCAATTCCAGGATAATAACGCTGAAAATCAGGATCAAAAGCCACTTAATAAATCGCAGGTAACATATATTCTTGAGCAGCTCCTGGAAGAAAAGAAAATTGACGAAAATACTCTGATAAACTATGTGGGCGGTGGGCAGCATGCCCAGGTTCCGGAAGAAGTTACAGAGTTGGTCAAATCAAAGGCTATGGACTTGTTTAAGGCTGGGACAAATAAGTTATTTAAATAAATTAACAGATATAGGGTTTTAACTATAAAAATTAACGTCCGGCCTTGCCGTGACAGGGAGAACTTAAATGAACGAATATGAATTATTTGCAGAAACCGCAAGTGATAATGGTTTTGCATACGGAGGTGCTACTTCCAAAAGCGAGATTATCGGGCTTGCAAAAGCTTTGAGCCTGGATAATACAATCGGTTCAACTGATCAGGTTGGTTTCGACGCAACAAGGATGGAAAGCCTTGATAGCATCGTGAGGATCCTTACTGCGAAGGAAGAATCTCCGGCATTTTACCGGGCGGTTCGAAAAGGGAAAGCTAGATCAACTGTTGAGGAATATGTAACTTTAAATGATTTGGGTTCAGCTGCTTTTTATGGATTAGGGAGCTTACCGGAAGAATACGATGAAGATATCAGCAGGGGCGTTGAATATGTGAAATATATAGGTGCAGTTGGAAGAATAGCAATGCCTGCGACAATGGTTGAGTCTATAACATCAAATGAAGCTTTAATAACCAGGGCAAAAGTAATTGCTATCATGCGAGAATGCGACACTAAACTTTTTTATGGTGATAGCACAAAAAATTCTTTGGAATGGGATGGATATTACACCCAGTTCAAGCGAAAAGTTAGAGATATTAACCAGAGTACCATCGATCTGAGAGGTAAAAGATTACGTCCTGAAACATTTAATGATGTTGGCAGAAGGATATCAGATATTGGTAATTATGGCAATCCTAAAAATCTCAAAGTTTGGTTATCAAATCAGGCATGGGCTGACTATACAGATGAGTTAATCCAGAACAGAAGATATGTTGTTGGTTCTTCTGAAGCAACACAGTTAATTGCAAGCGCAAGATCATTTAAATTGGGAGATGGTGAAGGTAATATTGAAACCGATATTTTCCTGAAATTTAAGGGGCAGGCATATCTGGATCGTAAACATCCGAAAATGAATAAGACTCTTACAGCTTTTGCGCCCATGCATTCAAAGGCACCTATAAAACTAACCTCAGATGTTTGCAGTGTTTCAGTAGACACTTTAACTGGATCGTTATTACCTGCTAATAACTATGATTATGCAGTTGTTCCGCGTAACAGATTTGGAGGCGGTGCAGCATTTGAAATAACCAATGTGGTAGTTGGTGAGGGTAAAAAAGTAACATTCACAATTAGCGATTCGGGTTCACCTTCAGGGCAAGAGGCAATAAGTTTTGATATTTACAGGAAACTTTCTTCAAGTACTTTAAAAACGGATTATGAGTATTTAACTACCTGGGCACTTGCAGACACAAAAGTTGATAATGGAGAGTGGGTTCCAGGTACATCTAATGGATTCGCTTTTGATTGGGACTTTGACCAGGTAATAGACTTTCGCCAATTATTGCCAATGGTGAAGATGCCTTTAGCACAGATTGATGACAGTAAGAGATGGCTGCAGAAGTTATATGCAGTTCCGATGCTGCTAAATGCCAATAAAATGATTTTCCTAAAAAATATTGGTAATCAAGCTTGGTCTTAACCCGGCATATCCCGGCACTTTAAGTGCAGGAGTTCATTTAGGCTGATTACAATAGTAGTCAGCCTTATTTATTAAAATAATCAAAAGGTAAAAAAATGGCATTAAGGCATATATATTTAAGCAATACAATAATGCATGTAAGTGATGATATATCCCCGGATAGGAAAATAAGACTAAACAAGAATGGATACGTATTAACTCCTTTAACTAAAGATGCAGAGCAAACATTAGCCAATATACCCGGGTTTGAAATAGTTGAAGGAGAAATTCAAATAGACGAAGCTGCCGAGACAGATATCGTTGGTATTACTGCTGCAGATGATGAAAAAATTAAGTTGCTCACTGAACAATATGAAATTATAAAGATTACCGCGGAGAAATTAAAAGCTGAAAATGAGGAACTGAAAATAGAACTTAACGATCTTAAGGCTGAAAATGAGGACTTAAACACAAAACTTTCTGAAATATCCTCTGAAAAGACAAACGATGATGGAGAAACAGAACCAAAAGAAGGCGATACAAAAATTGAGAACGGTAAGGGTTTTGTCTACAAAAAAAATTCTGCCGGTAAACTAACCTGGTTAAGGTATCCTGAAATAGATGAAAAATAATTTTATGGGCTTATATGAAAACAATTTTATCAGGTACAGAACAAATCATTGTTCTGGAACAGGATGCAATACCAGATGGAAAGACAATTAAACTGTCTTTAATAGGCGAAAATGGCAATTATATAAAAAATGATGCCGGGTCTTATTTGTCTGATATTGTATTAACATATAACTCTTCCCTACAGAAGTACAACACTTCTATTTATATAAGCCCGGAAGAGCCGGAACAATACATCCGGCTCTTCTTTTCTTCCACAGATACTCAAATCGATAGCAATTATTTTCCGGAAGATGCAAAATTAACTTTCCTGCCCAGTGCTAATTTTGCCGCGGAGATAGAGATAGTTCCAGTACAGTACTTTATAGATTACGTTCTGTCTAAAAACACTAAAGTAGATAAGGCATATTCTATTGCTATAACTGAATTTGTTAAGGATAAGAATGGTATACGTACCTATCTTAAGTCTGCTCAGGATGAACTTGAAAAGGACTCGGAAATATATTTTACGGAGCGAACAAAAACAGAAAAACGTGATTATAATTTTGACAGATTTCGAATGAATTTATGGCAAATACAGGTTTTTTATCCTCCAATAAATGAGCTGGTAAGTGTAAAATTATTTTATGGTAATGCCGAAATAATGGGAATATCAAAAGAATTATTCCAGTTTGACCGAGACATGGGGCTATTAGAATTTCTGCCAGTTCCGGATGGTGATAGTGCAGGTTTATATAATATGTTAATGACAAATATGAGTTCAATGGGCCTATCCGTGCTAATGGGTGGTAATTTGGACAGGATTCCCAATTTCTTCCAGATCACATATAAATCAGGTATATATACTAATACTACAGATAATATTGAAAAGGAAGGGATAAGAGCGGCAGTAGCCCGGAGAGCATACCTTAACATTGTGCATCATATTGACCCGGCTTCAAGAATAGCCAGCAAATCCGAAAGTCTAGACGGTGATTCGGCATCTATCAGTAGAAACATGCAGGGACTATTAAAAGAACTAAGACAGAATGAAAAAGATTATATTAATAATCTCAGGAAAAAGTATGGCAAAAATATGAATATGGTGGTAATATAA